GGTATTGCGGCTTTAGCTCAGTCTTTAGCTCAACAACAAGGTAAGTCAATGCAGGGAATTGCGGCTAATATTGATGCTCAAGAACGCCAGAACGAAATGATGCAGAAACAGGAAGCAGCGAGAAATCAACAGTTAGAAAGACAAGGAGAAGCATTAGCACAACAAAGAGAGTTAGATAGAAGGTCTACTTTATTAGGAATGTCTCAACAAAGATTAGCTGCGGCAAATCAAGCAAGAGCTCAAGCAACGAAAGCATTAACTGGAGGAGTAGGGCAGATGTTAGGTGGTGTTGCTAGTTTCGGCGCTACTCAAGGTTGGTTTGATAAAGGTTTACCTCCAATTCCTGATCAAAATATGTTTTTTGACGTTGGTAATCCCACAGGGCTCCCTAAAGGACAATTTAATTTAAAAGAGGGTCTCGATGCTTACTACAATCAAAGTAAAAACAAGTCTAATATAGAATGGGGCACTGACCAATTTAATATAGGATAACAATATGGCAGCAGACGCAAATTTAATTAAAGGAGCAGCTATGATGTACCAAAATCAAATGGTAGGTGCATCTAGCGAGGGCTTACAAAAAGGTTTTGAACAAAGCATTCAACCTTACATTGATAAAATAGAAGAAGACGAGAAGAACGCTAAATTATCAGAAGAGCAGTTAGGTAGAATGTTAAATACATTGAATTCTAATGTTGATGGTAATGGCTTTACTGCAGCTGAACAGACTGTAGCGAGAAATTGGGCTATGTCTAAACGCAATGAATACGCAGACTTAGCTAAGCAACTTTCTAAAATGGATTATTCTGATCCAAACTATTCTAATATTAAAGCAAAGTTAGATGGTATAAAACAATCATTTGAAAACCTACGTAAAAATAGAGATTTATTAGCTAACGGTAAAAAAGAGTTTATTGAGCAGCAAGATAATATTTCAGCTGCAAATAGATTTTTTAATCCATATAATAAGGAATTTGCTAAAATCGGAGATGATGGTATGATAATCTATAACTCTAAAGACGGAGATAAAAGGTTAAGTGATACGCAATTTCCTGAGTTAATAAACAAAGAAGGTTTAGATACCTTTAGAGCAATGTCTAACCAGTTGTTTAAATTTGCAAGCACAGGAGCACCTACAAAAAACGCATTAGACGCCGCTAAGGATAAAATGAGAAGTTATTTAGATAAAGGTAATATTGTGGACTCTATTATATTTGATAAATTAATGCCTGGACTTTATGACAGTGAAGATACTAAAGCTACAATAGAAGCTTACAAAAAAGCTACTGGAGACCAGAAAAAAGCTTTTAAAGCTAAATTGATCGAAGATATCATAGATACTAACACCGGACAAGCTCTAGGTATGGGTAAGGATGTATATAGAGCTAAGCAAAGAGAAGCTGCTAATAGAGCTAATCGTAGAGGTGGATCAGGAGATTTAAGCCAAAAAGATTTATTCAAACAAACAGAAGCTAGAAGAAAAGAGTACAACACTTTAAAACAAAATTTAGCAGAAAAAATAGATGATTTAGATATAACTCAAGATCCTAGCGGTACTTCTTTATTTGTACCAGTAATGCAAAACGGCAGGTGGACAGGAAATACCAGTGAAATTTTAGTTAGAAAAACAGCGGAACTTAAACCGGGTACAGAAGAAATGATTGTAAATACTATTAGATTTGAAATTAAAGATAATGGTGAGTGGAAAAAAGTAACTAGAGAAGAATTAAAAAATTATCAAGCTAGCTTAGATCCAAACATTAGCGCTCCTCCTAAAGACGTTGTTACAAAAGCCACTTCTAAAGCTTACAACGAGGCTGTAGCGGAATTAGAAGAAGAAGTTTCTAATTGGAAGCCTCTTGATAAATATACAAAAAAGGTATATAAAATGAACAAAAAAACGGGTACTAATTCTTATGTTAATGAATATGAATACCCGAGTGAAGCTTATGAAAAATATATAAAGAAGGCTGATGGAGATGTTGAGGAAGCTAAAAGATTATACTTAAGGGATAAGAAAAATTTATTAAACCCTAAAGCAGGAAGCTTAGACAATTTAGGAAAATAATAATTTACAAATAAATAATGGAAGAATTATATAATGATTTGTATGGTAAAGGCTTATACACTAAGTCTTTACAAGATTTTGAACAACAATTTACTGGTAAAGAAGATATATTATTTAACGCTATAGGAGAAGATTATGCTTCTGACCTAGAGGAGTTTAAGCAAAAGTATTTTTCGCCGGGAAAGACACAAGGACCTGCAAAGGACGCTGCGGCTGTAGGTCCATTAAACGCAGCGGATTTGGATTCTACTTCTTCGGATGGTTCTTTGGATTTTTTAGAATTAGATAAAACATTTAAAGGAACATTAGAAGAACCAGCTAATCCAATGTATCAATTAGTGGATACTTTAGGAAAACAAAAAGAAGTTGAGATTGAAAACGAATGGGTAGAAGAATCTTTATTACCTAAAAAAACAGGCTATAAGCGTGAGGATGGGGTAACTAAAAAAATTGAAGTTCCTATATATCCAAAGGGATATGAGGAGTACATGAAAAAAGCTGAAGGAAATTTAGATTTAGCTAAAAAAATGTACTTAAAAGATAAAAAAAGCGAAATAGTAGGTGAGGAACTTAGTAAATATATAAGTGATAAAAATTCAGATGACTTAGAAGAATATTTCGATGAATACAAAGATTTAAAAATTGAACAAACTGAAAAGCTAAGTGATGTTGTAGATATTAACTCTACCTCTTTAAAGTATCTTAAAGATGAGACTGTCAATGCTGTCAATGCAATTCAAAAAATAGATAAAGCTTTTGAAAGAGCTGATTTACTGAGCCGAGATAGGATTAAAGAACTGATTGATTACAGGGAAAATTACTTAACCGTAGCTAAACAAGCTATAAAGAAATCACAAGATTTAGTAAACACTAATACAAAATTAGCTTATTTACTTAAAGATGAAGAAAAGTTTATTGACGCAGCTAAACGTAGTTATGATTTTGTAGATATTTTAGGGTATTCAGCATTAGCGTCTACAGGTGAAATGATTGCTGGAGCAATTGATTTACCTAAAATGTTTGTTGCTTCTACTTTATCTGGTATCTTAGATCAAGATTTAGATGATGTTGACAGAGCAGTGGTTGCTGCTTTTGCTCCATTTCAGTTTGCTGATAATTTAAGAAAAGGCTCAACTGAACTTAGAGAAGGAATAGCAAAGCCTATCAGTATTTCTGATGTTGAAAATATGTCAGATTTTGGAGAATGGGCTGGCTCATTAATAGGTAATATGGCTCCACAAATAGCTTTAGGTATTGCTACCGGAGGAGGCGGCTGGGCTGCTAGTACCGCTATGGGAGTATCATCAGCAGCTGGTAAATATTCAGACTTACTTAAGGAAATGGAAGAAGGAGCTGAATATACTACAGCTCAAGTCTTATCATCGGCTTTAATATCCGGAGCAGCAGAAACACTTTCAGAAAAAATAACTTTTGGACAATTCAAAGGTATAAAACAAATACTTAAAAGAAACCCAAAATCTTTAAAAGCAGCACAAGAATACATACAAAACAATATAGCTAAAGGAGCTTACCTTAAAACAACTGGGCAAGAAGCATTGTCGGAAGTTGCAGCACAATTAGCTAACAATATGGTAGATATTAATATTTTAGAAAAGAAAGATGTTAATATCACAGATGGACTTTTAGACTCTTTAGCCGGAGGTGCTTTTATGAGTGGGGTTATGTTTAAATCTCCTGCAGTTCTAGCTAATGTTTATCATAAAGTAAGAGGCACTGAAATAGCAGAAAAATTACGTAAAAACGCGATTCAAATAACAAAATTAGATAAAGCTTTAACTGATTTAGAAAAGAAAGAAAGCACTCCTGAGAACGAAGAGGTAAAAAAAGGGTTAATTGAAAGCATGGATAAAATAGCTAAGAACAGTCTTAATGCTATGACAGAAGATGTTCAGTTAGTTAACTTTATGACTAAAGACGAAAAAGCTGAAATTGAATCTTTAAATGAAAAGAAAGCAGATATAGAAAGTAAAGCTAAAACTATTTTTAACAACAAGGATCTTGATCCTGATATTAAAAAACAGCAATTAGACGAATTAAATAATCAATATAAAGAAGTAACTAAAAGAAGATCATTCTTAAGTAAAGTAGCGGCTGTTAGAGTTAATCAAGGAAAAGATGCTAAGTCACTACAAGAAGCGTGGGAGAGGTCTCAAAAAGTTATGCAAGAGTTCGCTAATGATGCAGACTTAAATATAGATTATATTGAGATTAATTCAACTAACTTTGAATCAAAGATAAAGGACTTAAATTTAACTCAAAATCAAAAGAAAAGTATACTTGAAAATAATGGTACGTTTTTAGATTCAAGTACGAATTCTAATATTAATAAAGATATTATTTTTATTAACAAAGATTTAGACGCTGCTTATGGGGCAGCCACTACAGTTCAGCATGAGGTGTTACATGTTGTTTTAAATAAGGTGGTTAAAGATCAATTAAAAATAGCTGGTAAAGATGCTTCAAACACTCAGGCTGTTATAGATGGTATGGGTCTTAAGTTGTATGAAAAACTATCTAAAGTAGAAGGTTTTAACGATACAACCTTAGCTAAAAGATTTGATTATTATTTAGAAAACAGTAACTTTGCTCTTGAAGAATTAATAACAGTACTTTCAGAACATATTTCAGAAACAAAAGCTAAAAAAGGAACGTTTAGTGCAATAGTTGAGTTTTTTAAAGATTTATATGCAAGATTCACAGGTCAGCAATTACAACTTGAAACCACAGATGATTTATTAGGATTTGTGAATTCATACACTAAAATGTTTGATGCCGGTAAAATTGACACTGACATATCTGGAGCCGTAAAAGAAGCTAGAGTGAAGATTGATTTGAATGTAGATAGAGCTCAAATACAGAAAAGAATAGACGAAATTAGAAAAGAAAGAGGTATAACGCGAAGACCTCAAATTAAGAATATAGATTCTAAAGCATCTAAATATTTTGATGATGAGTTAACACAGTTAGCTAAAGACTTTGAAGATGGTGTAATACCAGAGGATGAATATCTACAGCGTATTGATGATCTGATGGATGAAATTGAAAAAGCTGAGGCAGCTAATGAAGAAGCAGAGGATTTTTCAGTTGTAAAAAAGCAACCTAAAAAAGCTAAAAAACAAAAGTCGGAATTACAAATTGAGTTAGCAGGTAAAGCTAAAATACATAAAGAATTACTAGATCGTATTGGTAATGATCCAAACGGTTATAATCCAGATGATGCTAGAATTTGGGATACGATAGCTAGCATGGTTGAATCTAAGTCTAGGAATTATACCACAGCTAAAGGTGACTATGCTCCATTAACTAATTTACCTAAATTTGATATGGAAAGTATGGTCGCTGAAACTCAAGCTAGTTTAGTTAACTATATCAAAAAATTCGATCCTTCTTTAAATAATTCTCTTTATGGTTATGTAAACGCGCAGCTCCTAAACAGGATGAGAGCAGCGTTGAAAACAGGCAAAGTAGCTGGTACCGAGTTTATGACGGATGTCACAGAAGCTAAAGGTATAGCATACACTGACGAAGGTTATGTAGAAGTAAAAGGTAAAGAGTATACTAGAATATCTGATTCCAAAGCATTTTCAGATGAACTTATAGAAAAAGCTAAAGCCGATTTATTACGAGTTATAAGGGTGTTAAAATCAAAGATCGATTCCCCTATGACTATCAACCAATCTATATCACCATTAATGCGTGAAATTATCCAAAATACTAAAAATATGATGGATGCCGATATTAAAGTTGAAATGGGAGGTAAGAAAGATGGTAAATTGCGTAAATGGTTACAAGCTAATAAGAAAATGGTAATTGAAAATTCAACCACTACTTTCTTAATGGGTAAAAATAACGGTAAAGTTGTTAAAGGAGGTATACCTTCTGCTATTGAAAAGAAAGTTAACGGAAGATGGTTACCATATCCTGAGTGGATCGATAAGAAAATTGACAGAGAGACTACTTGGGCTAGAGGTAATACGTCTGGTAATGAGCTGGCTAGAAGAGTACCCGCTTCAAGAGTTTCAGATGCAGATTTCTTAAGTCACGTATTAGCACCTACTGGTAATCCTATTAGAGGTAGAAAAGAAGCAATAGCAATGCACTTATCTTCTGAATTAAGTGTTGAACTGTTTATAAAAGAGCTAAAAGACGAGAATAGCGACATATCTAAAGCTTTTGAAACTAACAGGGAGCTAAGAGACGAAATACTGGTTGACAATGTTATTTCGGAATTATCTAAGCAAGCGGAAAGAGGTTTACTTAAAAACTCTATGCGTGACGGTACAATAATGGATGGAATTGCTGATCGCATAAAAAATAAAGCATTAAGTAAAACTATAAAAGCATATATTCAAAGCGAAGATAAAGAAGACCTCACAATGAGTGGTCTGTTAAGGTATATAAAGAATGAGGGCTTGTTGGATAATATGACAGTTTCAGACAAACTTAAGTTCTATATTGATGGCTTTATGGCTTTTAATGATGGACCAAAAGCTACACTTAAATTCTTTAATCAAACAGAAGCTGTTGCTCAAGATGTTACTAGATCTGAAGCAGATGGATTAAATGAGGGTATTTTAAAATTCTCAGCTTATAGCGAAGCGGACTTAAATAAAAAGATCAATAAAATGCTGGAGCGTAAATCCGGTATAAAAGCAGGTACTAAAATTTCTAAAACTAGAGCTGCTAATATTGGAAAAAATAAAGGTAAGTTTAAATTCTTTTTACCTCCGAATGCTGAGGACTTTATGGGTTTAATATATCCTTTAATAGGTAAAGGTAAGCAAGGTGATAAAGACCTCGAGTTCATAAAAGAAACTTTGATTGATCCTTTTAATAGAGCTGAAAATGAGATTAGTGAATTTAGACAAAGGTTATCTGAAGATCTAAAGGTGCTAAACAAAGAAATGGGTGACTTAGATACAAATGTAGACAAGGAAATTATAAAGGAATTAGCTGAGCAAAACTTTACACCTACTCAAGCTGTTAGGGTCTTTATATGGACAGCGCGTGGAGAAGACATTCCTGATTTAACTAAAAGCGAAGCTCTTAAGTTAAGATTAAAGGTTATGAAAGATAAAAAGCTGCTTAAGTACGCTAAAGATCTAATGGAGATTACATCTAAGTTTGGTGGTTACCCACCTCCAAGCAAAACGTGGGCCGCTGGTAATGTAACAGCCGATTTCTATGAATACGCTAATGAAAACGTTAGAGCTGATATATTAGCTGATTGGCAAGCTACTGTTGATGTTATGTTTAATAAGGAAAATTTAAACAAGATGTTAGCTATTTTCGGTAAGGATTATGTAAAGAACCTAGAGAGAAGTTTACAACGCATGAAATCTGGTAAGAATCGCCTACATACTCAAGACGATTTAGGTAGTGGGTTTTTAAATTTTATCAATGGTTCTATCGGGGTTATCATGTTTATGAATATTCGTTCCGCCGTGTTACAAACTATATCCGCTGTTAACTTTATGAACTGGACAGATAATAATCCTATAAAAGCCGCAAAAACTTTAAAAGACCCTAAGAACGTAGCTAATCACTTTATGAGACTATTGAATTCAGATTTCTTAAAACAACGAAGAGCTGGGTTAGAGATAGATGTAGCTGAATCGGAAATTGCAGACGCGGCCACAGAAGCAAGAAACTTTGCGAAAAGTGTATTTCATAAATTAATAAGATTAGGGTATAAGCCAACTCAGTTTGCGGATAGTTTTGCTATTGCTTTAGGTGGTACTACTTTTATTATTAATAGACAAGCTACTTATGAAGCTGAAGGTATGACAGCAGAAGAAGCGTATGAAAAAGCGTTTGTAGACTTTAGAGAGATAGCTGAAGAAAACCAGCAATCATCGAGAACAGATAAAGTATCTAATATTCAATCTTCTGCTTTAGGTAGATTAGTATTTGCATTTAACAATACACCGTTCCAGTACACCCGTATTATAAAGAAAGCTACTTTAGATCTAATAAACAATAGAGGTGATTGGAGAACAAATGTAAGTAAAATAATTTACTACGGCGCAGCACAGAATGCAATATTCTTCACATTGCAACAGGCTCTTTTTTCAGTAATGTTTGATGATGAAGAAGAAGAAAAAACTACAGCTAAGCAACTTCGTTTGGCTAACAGTATGGTTGATTCTATATTAAGAGGTTCTGGTTTACCAGGAGCAGTAGTTAGTACACTTAAGAATACTTTAATTAAATATACGGAAGAAGAAAAGAAAGGGTGGAGAGGCAGTCCTGAAAAAGTTGTATTAGAGCTAAGTTCTTTATCACCGCCTATCAATTATAAAGCTAAAAAGATAGTGAACTTTATCAATAGCGCTAAATACTCAGAAAGTACATATGATGAAGTTAGAAGGTATGGTAAGCTGGTTTCAGTAGCAAATGTACCGGTTGATAGGATCTTAACCAAATACGATAATCTAACCACAGCAATGAGTGGTGATATAGAAAATTGGCAAAGAGTTGCTTTAACGTTAGGATGGGATAAATGGAGTCTAGATTTGTACGATAAAAAGAAAAAGAAAGCTAAAAAGACAAACAACGCTATAAAAACTTTAAAAATGAAACCACTAAAAATGAAACCACTAAAAATGAAACCACTAAAAATGAAATAATGCAAGATCTGAGTTTTTTAAAAGAGAGTTTTGGTCAAATGAATGGGACATTGACCTTTATAACTGTGGTGCTAGTAATAATAGCATTTGTAATTATAAAATCAAAAGATACTTTAAAAGAGTTCTTTTTGAAATCTAAAAAACCTGAAGCTAAAAGCTTAGAACCATTGAAGCATCATAGTATGTTTTTAACTGCTGATAGGGTTATTAGTAGAATAAACGCTACCGATTTTACTACGTTTGATTCTTACGATGAAATAAAAACCAAACTATTAAAAACATTAATAGAAATGAAGGTGGGCGTGGTTAAAAAAAGATTTTTAGAATTAATTGATATACCAGGTTTGAAAGATGAAGAACCTTTTAAGTTAAAATTCATAATAGCAACGTCTTTGTCATCTTTAGTTAATGAATATAACGATATGGCTATAAAGTACATGAGTGATAACCTAGAAATTGATGTAAAAGACGCAAAGTTTCTGGTAGATAAATATGAGGAGTTTAGGCAATATATTGTTGATGCGTTCACTGATGAATTAGAAGTTATAGTTATGGATACAAATTATTCTGATAATTTCGAAAGATTAAATACTATATTTTACGCCGTTTCAATTAGTTTAAGCATTATACCAAGAGATGTGGTAGGTGTGTTTAACGAAATAAACGGTAGATACAAAAAATATTTAAATGAAAAAAATACTTAAAATACCTTTATACTTACTTTTAGTTTTATTTTTTTTTAATAATTGTCGCACTAAAAAAACCGTTACGGAATATAAAAATAAAATAGTACGTGATACTATAATAAAGAACGTGGTGAAGACAGTTACGAAAGAAGTAAAAGATACTATATTAATTGAAGAGCCTTGCGATTCTTTAGGTAACTTAAAAAACTTTTCTAAAATAATAAAAAATGAAAAAGCTAAAGTAGAAGTATCTAACAAAAAAGGTAATATAGAAGTCAAGGTAGATATAGATAGCTTAGTTAACTACAGGGTAGAACAGTTTAAGAAAAGCTATAAAAAAGAAATAGAAATTAAAAAAGTAGAAATAATAAAGTTTAGAACTCCGAGGTATATGTTTGTAATAATAGTTTTATCTGTATTACTTAACATAGCTCTCTTAAGATTAAATTAAAATGGATAAAAAGAAACCAAAGAAAAAAACAACAGTAAGCTCAAGCATTAAGAAACAATTTCCAAATAGCATTGTAGCTAAAGTAAAAGGTAGAAAAAACACCTACAACGTAATGAGTAAGAAATCAGGTAGATCATTTACTATTACTAGAACACCTGCTAAAACAGCAAAAACCTATACTGTAAAAGAAATCCTAAACCGTAAAACTAGAAAATAGTGTGAGAAAAAAAGCGAAAAAAAACACTAAAAGCAAAAAAGATTCTTGTTATACAAAGGTAAAAAGATCCTATAAGGTGTTTCCTTCAGCGTACGCGAGTGGAGCTATAGCTAAATGTAGAAAAGCTAAAGCTAGAAAAAGAAAGTAATGGCTGTTAGAAAAACAAAAAAAGGTGCTGCGCTTAAAAGATGGTTTAAAGAAAAGTGGACAGACGAAAAAGGTAATGCTTGCGGATCTACTAAAAATAAAAAAACAAAAAAGTGTAGACCTAGTAAAAGAATAAGCTCTAAAACGCCTAAGACGTGGGGAGAAATGTCTTCATCTGAAAGAAGAAAAGCAATTGCTGAAAAGAAAAGAGTAGGCATGGGAAGAAGAACATCATCATTAAAACGTAAAAAGTAATATTATGCCAAAAGTAAACGGAAAGAAATTTGCTTATACAGCAAAAGGTAAAAAAGCAGCGAAAGCATATGCTAAAAAAATGGGTAAAAAAATAAAATTAAAAGGGCGGAAATAAATCCACCCTTTTTTATTAATTATCCGTCGCAAGACAAGCAGTCACTAAACGCTGTTGCTGCTATATCACCTCTAAGCGTACTTTCAGGTCTAACATAATATAACGTTTTAATTCCATGTTTCCATGCTTCTAAATGTACTTGGTTAAACCACTTTGGAGGTACATCAACTGGAAATGCTAAATTAAGCGATACGGACTGATCTATGTACGTTTGTCTGATTCCAGCCTGTTTCACTAGCTCTAACTGATTAAGCTCTCTAAACGTCTTAAAAACGTCTTTAATCTCAATAATATTGCCAAGTCTTACATCATCTTCAGATAAATGTTCTTTAGAGCTCAGTCTTCCATCAAAATAACACCAAGAGTCTAATTCATCAATACCTTGTACTGATCCTTCGTCAGCTAAAATTCTATTCCAGATTTCAGTATTATTAATACCCATAGCTTCTAAAACTTCTTCAAGCACTTTATTCCTTCTAATAAATGTACCCGCAGATCCTTTTTCAGTAAATAGGTTCGCAGCCCAAGGTTCGATACCTGGTGAAACATTTCCAGCTAACTTGCTATTAGATACAGTGGGAGCTACAGCTCTAAGGTGAGTGTTCCTCATGCCTGTACCTTTACACCATAATGGCTCACCATATACGTCAGCTAGATCTCTACTTGCTCTTTCGGATTCAATCTTCATTCTTGAAAATATCTCTCTTGTAGCAAACTGAGCTGGTAAACCTTCAAATGGAATACCTCTTTCCTGGAGATACGTATGCCATCCAAGTACACCTAATCCTAAAGCTCTACCTTTTTCCGCAGAACGTATAGCATTTTCGAAACCTTGACGATATTTAGCTTTCTGAATAAACTCTTCCAGTACACCATCTAAAAACCATGTAGCATCATAAATTAAGTTTGTGTCTTTCCATTCATCATACTTAGCTAAGTTTAAAGACGATAAACAACAAACAAAGCTATGAGACTCGTCTGTGTGTAGTACAATCTCTGAACAAATGTTTGTCATATGCACTTTAAGGCTATTCTTTTTGTATGCTTCAGGATTTGCTTTATTAACATTTCCTTTAAACATAATATAAGGTTCACCTGTTTGTTTACGCTTCTGTAAGATCTTACCCCAACGTCTTCTAGCTTCTTGATCTCCTTTTTCAAGAGAATTCATAAAACCATCATCAATAACTACACAATGATGCAGGTTTAAGCATTGTCTATTTATATCTCCTTTAGGCTCTCTGATTTCTAACCATTGATCAAAATCACCATGATTAACTTTAATATTTGTAGAAGCAGCACCTCTTCTAACAGCTCCTTGATTTGTTGCTAAAATTGTTGAGTCATAGATTTTAGTAAAAGGTACAACACCATCTGAAGTACCATTACCTGTTATAGAAGAACCCGCTGGTCTAATCATATTTGTGCCAATACCTACACCACCTCCGTGTTTTGCTAACAGCATTAACTCTAAATTCTTCTTACCAATGTCGTAGATTGAATCCGCTACATCAATACCGAAGCAGCTTATTGGTAAACCTCTTTCAGTTCCGGTGTTAGATAATACTGGGGAAGCGAGACATAACCAACCATTCCAAATGTATTCAAAGAATCTTTCAGATAGTTCTGGACGATAAAGTCTTTTAGCAACTGTGGATGCCACCCTATAGTAAGCCTCCCTGGGCGTCTCGCCTTCAAGAAGATAACCGTCGGTAATTGTTCTTTTGTATATTTCGTTGTCTCCCCATTCAGGGTAATCAACTCCTTTGATCCATTCATTATTCCAAGTCATTTATTGCAGCTTCTTTTTTAGGTTCATTTTCTTGCTCATTGTTCGTTGTTAATTCTGACAACACCTCCTCAGCAGCTACTTTAAATGTGTCCATTTTAGATAGAGCTAAATCCATTAAGGTAACTGTTCTTTCTAATTTAGCTAATTTAGTGGCAATTTCTTCAGCTAACATGTTAATAGCGGCTCTGTTTTTTTGCGAGTAATTATAACACGCATCTACTTTACTTTGTTTTTTATTATTCTTCATCGTTTCTGTTTTGATTATATAAATTTTCTAATACTTCTTGGGTTGACATTAACCTACCAAAGGCCCTCGTTCCAGTCTTCGCCTTCGTTAGCTTTCGAGTAATCTGTTGGCCTAATGGCGAAAAAATCAGAATGAGTGAGCCCCCCGGTAAGATTATAGAACCAATTAAGGTTATCTGCTGCTTTAGCGTTAAACGGGAAATACGATCCAAGATCAACGTACCCGAGTTCAACAAGTTTTTCATTTGTTCTTCTTTTTATAAATTGTATCAAATCATATGAGGATATACCTTCAACATCTCCTTTTTCAAACATCTTATTGATGTATTTTACTTCCAGGCTTACCATTGTTTCAGCAGCCTTAATTATATCTTCTCTGCATAAGTGCAGTAATTGATCATTTTCAGCGCACATATCACGGAATAACTTGCAACCCATTTTAGAATGTAAAGATTCATCTCTAACACTCCAAGCCATTTGTTGACCTATTCCTTTTAGCATGTTACGCAGCTGAAAACTATATAGAACAGCAAAAGCACTATATAAAGATACACCTTCAGCAAATGCTGAGAATATCGCGAGGGATTTTCCGATCCCAATTTGAGAATTGCCGTCATACGCAACAAGATTATCAAAGCGAGCAGCCGTAGCGGGCTCATGCAAAAAAGCTTCAAAATCATCTAATCCTAATGTTTCATTTAAATAAGAATATGCTGTAGCATGAATAGTTTCTTGAGATCCAAACATCATAGCCATTTGCTGGATTTCGTGTTTCGGAAACCAACTAACTATTTTTTGTGTCCAGTAATCTGACACAGCACATTCGGTTTGGGCAAATCCTAATAGGATGTTACCAACTAAGTGTTTTTCTTTTTCATTTAATTTTTCATTCCAATCCTTAATATCTCCTTGCATTGGTATCTCAGTGTGAAGCCAAAAAGCTTGAGCTTGTTTCAACCAACCCTCCGTGTAATAGTCTGGATACTCAAATGGTTTGTATGCTATACGCTTATCAAATAACCCCATTACTTTTCTGTTTTATCAATAGTTAAACATAAATTTACAAAAGGAATATAAAGAGAATGAATAGTTACATTAGGCATAGAATAAGTTCTAATCCCTAATAATATACCCTCATAAAATCCTAATGTTATTTCCCAGTTTGGTCCTTCCTCCAGTTGTGACATATAATTCCGTATTTTTCTTGCTGTTTTATTAAATCTTTATACTTTACTTTTCTTTTAATTGATAATGACCACTTAATCCATTTATCAACTTGCCTTTCCGCATACTTGAATTTAGCTACTTCTTTGCTCTTTCTAGTATCAGTCTTACTGTTTCGTCGCATTCTTTTTGGCATTGTGGTTTATATAAGGTATAGCCAGGGAATTGTTGTTGTACTAAACGCTTGAATAGTTTCCAACGCATAGGAAACGACTCATTAGCTCTACCTTTACATTCAATTATAAAATTATCTCCTATGAAATCAGGAGTGTACTTGATAGGCAGTATTCTTTTTTGCCCTCTATTTTTGTACTCTCCTTTTCCATTACTTTGTCTTTCAAATACTTCATTATCAAAATGAAATCCACTTAAAAGAACAAAGGTTTCGCCTTCGTATTTAGCTTTAATTTTAGCGTTTTTTAAAGCCATATACATATACCTCTCGAGTCCCGAAGCAAAGTTGATACCATCGTATGATACCTTCTTTGCTGTTACAGGTCCTCTTTTCTTTGATCCTCTCTTATAATTCTTTCGCATCTTCAACTTCAATTTTCATTGCATCACGATACAATAGCTCTTGCATTTCTTCTGAAGTTTTTTCTTTTAGCTTTTGAATATACAATGTAGCATCCATTAGTTCTTCTTGAATGTGATTTAGCCATTCAAATAGATTTGATGGATCCTCATCTAATGTTACACCATATTTTTTAAAGCCAACGTCAGATCGTGATACAAATTTATCTACTACTCTTTCAACAACTGGATCTCTAAATTTAATTTCTTTACTACTCATATTATAATGTTTCTTTTACAAAAGTTCCGTTAACCATACTACCTTTACGTTTAGCTATTACGTTGTAAGCTGCATCAATACAGTCTTCAACTTCGAATCCTTCAAGATGAGCTAAGTTTGTAAGTACAACAATCATATCACCAATAGCATCTTTTATCTCAGGTTTATCATTTTTTAATAATGCTTTAGCAAGCTCACCAGCTTCCTCTATTAATTTTACATATTGAGTTTTGCTATCACCTTTGCTATAGATACCACGCTCTCTAGCCCATTCACGTATAGCTTCAAATCTTATGAAGTCGTTATCATTTATAGGTCTACATGTTGTATTATAGCTATCCGTCGTTATAATTCCTCTTCTCATGTAGATATTATCATCATTATCTGTTGTAGATGTAGTGTATCTATCACTATCACCCGAAAGAGATCTTAAGTATTCATACAATGCTTTATTGTAGATATAAGTTCTATTACTATTAAATTTTGACACCTGAGCATTGCTCAATATCCAATTGATAGTTGTATCATTTAAGGTGAAAAAATACCCTTGTGCAGTTTCCCAAGCTTCATTTTTGAATTTATTTAAATATTCAGATAATCCTTTAATAGGAACTGGAAATGTGCTTGTCGCTTCCGTTGGGTTTACATTAAATTGATTTTTAGTTTTCTTCATTTTATTTTTATTAAATTTAAGGTTTTTATATAAAATTGTTTCTCTATCGTACCCATGAAAAGTTTGAAGTTCCACTTCGCGACGAGATATATAATCTATATCTGTACTTTGATCTAAAACTTCATATTCACCCTCTTTGTATCCTTGCACAAAGGTAACACGTTTATTGAGATCACGAGTGACACCTATCTTTTTACCTGGAATATGATATATATAATAAATAGTTTGCTCTTCTTCCATAATGATTTCTTATTTTTTTACAAACCTACACTCAAAGGTGCTTTTATAACTTCTCCTGATTTGTAATTTAAAAGCTTTATATCGTCTTTTAAAGGAATATTAACCTTTCCATTTGTAATGTATATAGAATCTTTTAAAGATAGCTTAGGAAGCTCGTATGACTCTCGTTTAATATATTCTTTAGCTTGATCAATATGGTTATTATATAAATGGCAATCCCCTAATTGACCAACTAGCATATACGGTTTCAACCCTGCTCCTTTAGCTAACATTTCTAATAATAAGCCATACATTGCAATATCATAAGGTAACCCTAAGAACAAGTCAGCTGATCTTTGCATCCAAAGTAAGCTTAAGTTACCATCTTGTACATACAATTGAAAACCATAATGACAAGGAGGTAAAGCCATTTCTTTTAGTTGCACTGGGTTCCAAGCTATTGTTAACATTCTTCTTGAATTTGGATCTTCCCTCAATGTCTTAACCACTTTCATAAGTTGATCCACACCAAAAAAGTCTCGCCATTGTTTCCCATATACAGGACCTAATGTTCCATCAGTTCTACCTGAGCGCTCATAGTCAGGTCTCCAATATTTAACTCCATTGTCTTCAAGATATTTTAAATCAGTTCTACCGTTTAATATCCAAAGTAATTCAGTGCGAGCGGCATTAAAACTTACTTTTTTTCTAGTTAGCAGAGGGAAACCTGCTTGCATATTGTGTTTAATTTGTTTACCAAACACAGATATTGTGCCAGTCCCTGTTCTGTCGTCTTTTTTTCCACCAGAATATAAGGTTGATGCTAAAAGACTTACGTATTCATCCTCTATGTTTCTCATAATAATATTTCATAAATTTATATAATTGTTCTGCAATCTCTTCTTTAGGATATACTTTAGGACTCTCATTTACTTTTTCGTTTTTAGAGTATTGTCCAAAAGCTATTCCTACTTTAAACACACTTGGGTTCATACCTCTTTCTTGAGGTAGCGGGAATATTCTAATATTGTTTTTAATACAATATTCCATAGCTTCAACATCCTCATCTAAAGGAGTGTAGTAATCAAAAATCCCCTTTTGTTTTTTTCTCATTCCACTTCCCATACTACCAAGGCAAACCGTTATCAATTTCGTTTGGATCTGTAGTAGGTACAAATAAACCAGACCTAGGATCCCAGGTAAAGTGAGCTTCAGCACCATTCTCACCTAGATTTTGAAACTTAACCTTAAGCACTTTTACTTTAGTGGTTTTGTTTTCATAATCTCTGTGAACTAACAAACCGTGATATGAAGCATCGTACCATTCACCTCCACCTTTAATATTGTACATAGTTGGTTCCTCAATTTTACCATTTTTATCTTTATACATTTTAGTAGGGTGAGCTACAATAATAACTAACACATCATACTTCTTGGCAAACATTTCGATCTTCTGAAGATAATCCATAGTATATCTATTAACATCTTCAGTTTTAGAATCTACATCTCTAACTTTGTTGAACGGGTCTAGTACTAAGCATTTAATACCTTTACGTTTCACAAGCTCCGCTCCTTTTCTAAGAACAGATTCTAAAGTGAATCTCTCCATGTCTATATGGAAGAAGTTTTTATTGTAATGAGTAGTTAATTGCTTCCACCGCTCTTGTCCAATATCTTCTTTAGATGGTAAGCCTTGCCACATTTTTCTTAGTAACTTGTGAGCATGCAGATAAGTAGGTACATTTTCAGGTGAAGCATAAGCTGTTTTCCAACCATAATTTTTATTGTAACCTACAATCATTTGATCCACAAAATCAGACTTACCTGAAGAAGGAATACCGGTTACAGTAATAAATTGACCTGTATATGTTGAAAATATACTGTCAAAGTTTTCTAAACCAACTTGAAATCCAGGTTTAAACCCATTATGCACAAAGTCAATTACTTCTTGCTCAATATCTCTAAATGTAGTAACATTTTCTAAAGGTACAGGTTTTGCTGAAACAATACGCTCAGTTAACTTTTCTGCACCATGATCTAAAAGATATTGATTAGCATCCTTACAATCTTCAAAATCAGCTAAATAACAAACCTCAGATCCTAACCTTCTAATAAGTTCCGTTTGTAGAGCTTGACCTGGTTCATCGTTGTCAACAGCTAAAATTATCTTTTCCATACCTTCGAAATAATCAATACAATTATCAAGGTATTCTAAGTTGTTGTGATTTAAAGTAGCACCGTTAGGAACAGAGATAGCGTTAGTTATACCAGCTTCGTATAAAGCAAGAACATCCATTTCACCTTCTACAATAACACAGTAGTCATATCCTACTATATTGTCTATGTTGTAAAAGATCTTTTCAGCGCCTTTGTATAACTTAAAGTTTTTAGCGCCATCTCTGTATTTAACATTAGTTAATTCTCCTCCAGCAAAGTAATTGAATTGAATAGTGTTTTCTTCTTTCCTTGTTTGAGGCATCCATTCTTTACCTTCAGATACTTTCATATCTACTAGGGTTTTTTCTGAAATACCTCTTTCTTTAAACCAATCTACTACTTTACTTGATAGATCAGATTTAACTTCGTGTGTAGGTTTTTCGTAAACAATATCCATACTCGATTTTTTTCTTTTAAATGTATGCAATTGAAATGTTGAATTGCAGTTATGGCAAGTACCTAATCCTCTACCCCAGTCATATGAAGCACATTTTTGTTTTTTATTTTTAGGCTTTCTAGTATGAGAGCATAAAGGACAAATACCTTGCTTTCTACCAACTTCTAATTTATGAACATTGAAATCCTCAATTTCGAATCCATTAATTTCTTGTTGCATTTTAGTTTATTTTAAAATAAAAAAGCCTAAGACAATAATCTCAGGCTTATTAGTCTCTTAATATATAAGGTAATTTTTGTTCTTACTAGAACGGTAAGTCGTCCTCAACAGGTGCTGCTTGAACTTGAGCAGGTGCAGATCCTCCATTTTGTTGATAAGGAGTTTTATCTACGTTTTGACCATCAGTCCATACAACAGTGTTGTTTCCAAGATATACTTTAGCTGCTCCGCTGTCTTTTTCTTCTTTAGACTGATCAACAGTAACAGGGCCTTGATTTCCGTAATTATCAACTTCATTGTTAATTGTAGCAACAAGAGTTACATATTTACCTTTTTTTCCGTGGTAGATTTTATCAGCTGGAATTTTTGATACATCTACTTTTAATTTAATAATACTAGCCATAATTATGAGTTTTGAACTTGGTTAAACAATTGTTTTAATTTTCTTACAGGTACACCTGTTGTTCTGCGAAAGTTATCTACTTGCTTGCAGTGAGTGTGGTTTCCATAAAAGTTGTCTACTGAGTAGAAACGATTTGTTACGCTACATAATTTTACTTGGTTTTTCATTTTTATAATATTTAATTTAATTAATATACGTTTTATTTTATCAATCATAGTTCGTGTTCGTTTTGTAAGCATTTAATTTATTTTGTGAAATATGCTATTGTTAATGAAACTATTGCTAATATGCACCACCAAAATAAAAAGGTTCCAATTCCTTTTTCTTTGCTCATAACACTTCTGTTTTAAAATATTGATTAGGATCAAATTCAGTATCTCTAACAAACATATCGTATGCGATACTAGCTTCTGAAACTTTATTCTCGCCTCTTGCATAAAAATCAGGAGAGCATTCAAATAACCTTATTTGATGTGTCTTCTTACAAATAGCAATGTATAGCATCTCATAACCGAACAAAGACGAATATATATAAGCTTGACTATCGTAATTGTATTTTTTAGCACTATACCTGAAATTTTCAATATCAGAAGTAGTCTTCAAATCTATTACGAGCTTTTCATCGTGATTAATTATATCAGCTTTACCTTTCCATAAATTGTTGGCTAATTCACCAATAGAAGGAACTTCATATTCTACGTTGCCATTTCTAATTAGATCATGTACTACATTGTTCCTTAATAACTTTTCAGTTAATAAATTGGTTAGATCTACTTCTTTTTGTAATAAAGCCATTTCACCTCCAGTAGCTTCTTTGTATATCTTATTGTTCCGAGTAGGAGTATCGATAATTTTATATCTACCTAATTTTTCAGGTTCTAAAATAGCTGTATGAAAATAACCTCCTATAAGTAAGTTAGGTGTTTTTTCTGTAGGTTTACCAAAGCTAGTTGGATCAGTCAATAACTTACCGATATCTGAATTACTTAAATAATTTCTACCAAAATCGCCATAATAGTTATTATCATCCCTTAGCTTTTCTATAATTTCTTCTCTAGTCATATATTAGAGCTTTTTTAATTCAGCTTCCAATTCTTTACTGAAGTTATATTTAGATTTAATAGCTTCTAATGTACCACCTTTCTTGATGTAATCAACAGCTTTCTTGAATTTCTCGTCGTTTTTATCTGTGATACTCGCTTTAGTTACTTGCTTACCATGTGTGTTTGTAGCGTCGCTATCGGCTGTATCGTCAATTAAAAACAAGTTACCTAAAGCATATTTTTTAGCATATGAAGATGCACTACCAAATTTTTGAGGTAAATTCATACCTCTTTGATCCATATCAACCCCTACAACAGCATTAGCAATGATTTCATCTTCACCGTCTGTTAGTATTGCCTGAGAAGTTAATATACACATATCGTTAACAGTAGATAAACTTTCTTCAATTCTTAAAGATAAACTATGTTCTTTGAGAAAAGGTTTGGAAGCTTCTAAAATATCTTCCGCAGATCGGTAATTGTACTTTCCAAAAGAGTTGTATCTACTCTTTTTTGCTTTTAATCCTACTTGGATTTTACTTAATTTTTCATTTAATTTCATATATATAATATTACGTGTTTACTATTTATTTTAACTTAACTTAAAGATAATCAAGCACTTGTTCCGGTGGAACGTTTTCTATTAGCTTGGTTATTGCCTCTCTTTTTATTTGAGAAACTCTGACAAATCCACTTTCCATAGTCATACCTAATTTATTAGCGATCTCTTTAGCGGGCACTCTGTCGCAATCTAACCCATAAGACATTCTCACAATATCATACTCTTTCTTAGTTAAATACTTATTCATGATACCTAATAAATAAACGTTTAACATGTTCGTATTGTAAATTTTTCTTGTGTCTTCGATTTCAAATATTTTATCTTCACTATTTGCAGCTAGAGCATCAGTGCTTTCAAATACACTATTGAAAAACATTTCGGTTATTTTCTGATCTTGACCATTGTTTTTACGTATCTCAATTAACTTGTGTTCTGGAATTTTTATGCTTCCTCTATTGATATCAATTGCTCTTCTGATAGCTCCCTTAATTCTTTTAGATACAAAAGACTTCATTCTATTTTCAGGATCAGGAGATTCCATGACAATATCCCAGTCTAATTTATCTACTGCAGCTACTAAACCTAAACTACCTTCTTGTATTAAGTCATTTATACTTAACACACCTGAAGCTTGATCTGACGTAGAAAACTTTCTTGCTATAGTTTCGACGAGTGGCAAGAAGAATATTACCAGTTCATCTCTACTATATTCATCCCACATTTTGCCTTCTAAACGACCAATACTCTGCTCTTTATCTTTTTTATACCTTACGTAGTTTTGTATATTGTATTTTTTCATAAAACTTCTACTATTTCTAACTCAACAATTGCATTTTTTTCTGAAATTAAACAGTTATTAAAAGATTTAATAGCATTTTTACTGTTTTTTAAATCAAAAATTTTATCTCCATTTATATCTTGAAGTCTATCACCAAGAGAAATACAACCGTTTAACTGAGAAACAAAGTTTGCAGGGTGAAATTTACATTCAGTTCTACCTTCAACTCCGTATATTTCCCATAAGCTCTTATCGAATTTTGGAGAGTATTCATATTTACACTCGAAAATTCCAGTAGGAATACTACTGATCATTTTTTCATTGTTTAACCAACCGCGTTCTAAACTTAAGGATGCAAATACAGGAGCATTGTTTCCGTCAAAAACGGTACATCTACCATAAGTGTAGCCCTCTGTAACTTTAAAACGTTCAATTAAAATTTTAAATTCACTTTTTTTCATTTTTTTTTACTTATACAAATAGGTTAATAATTTTGCAATACATACTACTGGTATTGCTACTATGGCACAGGCCCATAAAAATGAGACTATCCCGTCAATTACTCTGTTTCCTTTTTCCATTGTTTTAGATCTTTATTTAATAATTCTTTTTCTCTTTTTAATTCCTCTGTTAAATTTCTATTTATAGTTCTAGATGAAACATTTAAATGTGTCGCTAACTTTTTTATTGTTATCTTCTCATGCATCTCATGAATGTATAGCATTGTTTCGTAAACATCATCTGGATCAATTGTTTTTTTTCTACCAAAAAAGCTACCTACTATTTTCAGTTTTTCTGTTATACTTAAATTACAACTATCCTTAAATATAATTTTTCTAAGTTTATTACGAGGAGGTTCTTCTAAATCACTCATATAAACGTCATAAACCATTTTATTAAGCACATCTCCATATACATTAAAAGTTACAAATCCATACTCTTTATTTGAAAGCATTTTAGCCAGCTCTAAGAAGCTATCAGGGTCCAGCTTAGGGTTTAAGTACCATAACACCAAAAGATGCCATTTAAGTGATTTAAACGTATTTACCTTAGCCTTACTTTTAAACAAATCGTAGTACTCGTATGTCCCTTCTTTGTAATAAGCTCCCCAATAATATACTTCATCGGGTTTATCGTTGATTGGATCTCGTCTATATACTATCCGATGTTTAACTAAATAAGAAAAGTCACGTTCAAATTGAGGCATTAGTCCTTTACTTTATTTATATAACGCCCTTGTGTCGCATAATATTCCCACTCTGAAATATCAATGTCTCTTAACATATGTTGGATCCAATCAAAATCATAATAGTCAAGATCGTTAATTAATGATTCTTTTACTTTTCCCATTACTCATAACTTTTGTATTTCTTCTTTTACTTGTCGCCAATAATTTAATTTAGCTTGTAAATCCCAACTTTCGTATTTTGGATAAAATAGTTCTAATTGCTTTACAATCTCATCAACAGATACTAAAGCACATCGTTTGGCTTTATTTTTATTATCATTTTCATTGTAAAAAGGCAACAGTGGACTAAAAATCTCTACTAATCTCTTTGCTTCTTCTTTTGGTGTCATTACTCTTTAAATTTTAATTCTTCACCTGTTAAAGCAAAGTACAGGTTTTGTAGTTGGTGAACGTATTTAATATGAAAATCATTGTGCTCAAAACCACTCAGATATTCGAAAATATCTACATCACTCTTTAGGTAATAAAACGAATCATCCCACGCTTTATGTTTCTTAAACCCAAACTTCAACAACCATTCTTCTGTTATTGGGATAGGATAAAGATGGTTTGTGTCTGACAAATCTTTTACCGAAACCTTTACAAAGTCCCTAAAAATAATTTTTTCATCAACTAAATTAATGTCATCAAAAGGGTAAACATAATTCCCAATTCTTAGTTCTGTTGCTTTCATAATCTATTGTTGTATTTTTAATTCCTCACCTGTCAAAGCAAAATATAAATTTTGTAGTTGGTGAATGTATTTGATGTCTTTACAAACAACTCTTCCATTACAAGTCAATTCAATAGTTGGGTTCTTAAAATAAATATCAGACCAAAGTGATATATCTAAATTATCATCCACATAAAGAGAATATAACTTACGTTCTTCTTTCTTAAAACCAAACTTCAACAACCATTCTTTTGTTATTGGGATAGGAGTTATTTTATTAATTTTACGTGGAAATCCAATACTATCTTCAAAGTAACCTAATTCAACATCCCAATCATTTCGTCCTTCGATAGATGTCTGCAATACAATCACTTTTTGTGAAACATAATTAACATAATTCCCAATTCTTAGTTCTTTAACCTTCATCTTTTAAATATTTTAAATTTAACATTATGTAAAGTTCATTAAAACGAAACTTTACAAGGTCGTTAGAGTGCATTAAAACGGTGTTTTACGCTCACCGTTGTGCTATTAGGACAGGTGCAACGTTATTTTAAATAGATTTCTAATTTCTTTAAGATCTGTAGTTGTTCCATTTTTTTTAAGCAAATGTACAAGTTCGTGTATAATTCCTTTATCTGTTAAGCACACATAAGTCGGAGTTTCTTTTAAAAAACATATTACACAAGCTAAATGAAGTGCATCAGGCAAATTCTTTAAGAAATCAGAGTCGCTCATATCGCAAAAGTTTAAATAATGCTCACGTAGCTCTTGATATGATAAACTAAACTTTATTCCTTCTGATAAGTATTCAATTGGCATAATCAGTACTTTATAATAGATCAGATATAGTATATCTCGAGTACTTGATAGCTTCATATATATTACCTACTTTAGTACTTCTGTTAAAAAACACTGTTGATCTATACTTTAAAGGAACATCCGTAAATTGACATAAATATTCAGGACCAACTGAATCCTTTACGAATTCGAACTTTGTATACCGGATGTATAGCACAACCGCTCTAATTAGTTTTAATAAGATCATAGTTTTAATTTTAATATTTCTCTAGTTATAATGTTTTCATTAGCATTACGAACAGATTGTTTTTCGGTTTCGTAATAGTTCCAGTAAGCTGAAATTGTATCTCCAGGTACTTTGTACTCATCAGGCATACATTGAGGAGGTTCTGTAAACTCATCGCCTTGTATATGCGCTGGAGGAGTTGCTAAAAAATCTCTACATTTAGAAATAGTCAAATGTTGCTTTCCATATCTTTTAGTATATTCTTTACCTAGAGCAATCATATGCTCATACAACCACATGTAAGTAGATCTAGATTTTCTAGCCCATACCGTTGATGGATGATTTAAATGAGCTTGACGATAAGGTACGTTACTTTTTTGTTCCGCATTACCATAACAATGGTGTGCAGTACAAAGCATTTGAGCCGATTCTAAAATCATTTTAACCTTATGCTTGTCGTAAAAACAAGCCGCTGCTTTAGCTGGATCTGAGTGTAAGTAAAATATGTTCATCTTTTTTAGTCGTTATATAGTGCTTCTTCAATATCATATGCTAAATCTTCAACAATTTCAGTTGCTAATTCAACTATTTGTATTAAACCGCGTCTTTCATATTCGTTTAGATCGTGAATTTTACCGTCATGTATAGCATTCACACAATCTAATAGATCTCTTGACGTGTTTTCAAATCTGCAATAACTCATATTTGCCATAATAATATTTTTTTTTTAGTTTATTACTTTATCAATTATAATTCGTATTTAGCTTGTAAACCTAATAATTTAACTCTATTCGCTGTTTCTATATAACACTCTCTTTTATAAGATCCTCTTTTGAAGTCTATAAAATTACCTGAAAAATAATCACCTGGTTCATTGCCATGAACTATCGCGAAACTATTCACTTTCCCATCTTGGAAATAAACCCCTAAGTCAAAGTTATTTCCTTTACTATCAGTATAAGGTCCTAAGTACATACAATAACTCCACATCCATTCTCTTGCTGATGGATAATATAGATCAACTTCGTACAATGTTTCCATAATAATATTTTTTTTTATTTGTTTTACGTTTATTTTATCAATTATTATTCGTGTTCGGACTGTAAGTTTTAATATAAAACATCCATAACGTAGTCAGGTTCTAACCCATACTCTTCATATAAGATAGTTTCAGGATTTTCACCTTCCATAACTCTATTTCTAATTGAATTAATTTCTTTATCTGCGTGCTTACCTGACATACCGTCACGTTCCATTAGCACTCTTTTTAGTGAATATGCCATTATATTAGTGAAATATTAATCCTACTTTTTTGTTTTTACTAAACCATTTGGTTGCGAATAGATCAACCTTCGATGCATTCACAAATCCCGCTAAGTTTAGCTCCTCTTCTGATTTAAAAATGTCAGTGAATCGATCATTTTGCTTATCAATCAGGTCAATTTGTTTACCGCTATTAGAAAAGATCACGTCGAAATTATCTGGTAGATCAGTTTCTTTAAACAATTGCACCATGTTAGTGTAGCTATAAAACTTTACATTCGGGTTGTGTATAGCAATCTCTATCCACTTTTGCAAATACGCTCTAGAATAGTAGTCGCCAGAGTCATGAACTCGCACATAGTCTGGTTTTTTCTTTGCAATATCAGCATTCATAGCGTCAACAAACTTATCTGTTTTACTTAGTTCATAACGTTTTTCAAAAGCTGGTTTTACATTAGACCATATATACGCACCTTTACGGGCATAACAGAACTTTACACATTCTTTAGCCATAGGACAGATCAGTTTACCTGATTGTGATTTGTAAGCAGGTAAGCCAAAGTTGAATACTTTAACTCCTAATTCTTTAGAAGTTTTCTTTAACTTTGAATTCTGTGTTAATAGTGATATGGCCATTACTCTGAATATTTAAATAATGTTGTAATATCTTGCATGATCTTATCTGTAATGCCAGCTGTATTAAGAAAATCAATACTGCACACTGAAATTTTATTATCCCAGTTTAGCTCTAATTCATATTCGAAATCCTGCTCTTCAAAGCGATAACTATCTATAGAATCTTCAATAGTCAGCTCTAACTTTTTCATAAAAGAGTCACTAACTACAGGTTTTTCTAGTTCTTCGATTAAGACTTCTAGTGCACTAATTTTAGTGTTAAAATCTTTTTTCTGCTGCTCAATTGCTTGGGTTAATTCTTCGTAAGTTGGTTTTAATTCTTGATTTGTAATGTTTGTTGTTTCCATTGTTATTAAATTTTATTTGTTATTATTTTTATTATTCAATTGTATTATCAATGTTAGATCGTGCTCAGTCTGTAAAAAATAAAAGATCATTTAGCCGAGAGTACCTTTCTTACGTTTGGTGTTCAGTGTATAGCAACTCACTACATCCCCCTCAAGACTTTTTATGCTTTTGTGTCGGTTAGCTAAATAATCTTCTAACATAACAAATAACAATTAATCTAACAATACGTAGTATGCATCAGGATTGTTCTTCCTGAACCACGTTAATGCTCTTTGCATATCTCTAACTAAAGAGGTTTGAACACCACCTTCAGTGTGGATCCTTTCTTCAGTCTTCTTTATAAAAAGGTACATAGATAACTCTAGACCATTCAGTATAAACATTGCTCCACTGTATGGGTTTGTTACCATAAATTCACCTTCTTCAATAGGTCCTTTAAACCATTTTGGTATTTTATTATTCTTCATAACCTTCATCTAGTAATTCATCTACCACTGCGTCTTGCATTCTGTCTTGTACTTCGAAAAATAGTTCTTCAATTGCGCCTTCAACGAAATTAGCATCTAAATCGTTAACATAAATCTTCGTTTCATGACAAGGACCTTCTATTGCTGAAACTAAAGCATCAACAAGTTCATCGTCATAGTAATACACGTCTTCACTAAAAATGATGTTATTAGGGTCTGATGTAGCTATAAATAGATCATATCCGTCAGCTGTTCCTTCCTCGTATACATAAAAATCACAATCTCTAGAGTCAAATACATCTGTTAATTCTACTTCATAGTAGTCCAACACTGCTTTTCTTTGAAGTTCTGAGTCATTCTCTTGTTTTTCACCGAAACCTTTAGCTTCTAGTCTTTCGTTGATTAATTCATCTGTTATTTTCATGTTATTTGTTTTAAATAGAGTAGCTGTTACTGTCCAGTCATTAATCACCGTATTCTAGACCCGTGATCACTACTCTCGGTTATTAAAAGTAGATTGTCAATCCGTCGTTTTTGATGTATAGCACACTGTCTAAGTTGAACGTGCGGAAACCATTGTCATTCATAGAGAATACAATTACGTTGTTTACTGCAGATGGATCATAAGATAAACCATTACCATTCACACCTTTCTTTACGCCAAATCTAGCGTTCATTGTTCTGATCTTACCATTCTTCTTTACAAAAGTTACGGAAAAGATTTTACCATTTTGTCTTAATTGATCGAAGATCACTTGTTTTAAATTTTTCATTTTTTTCTATTATTTTTAATTGTTTCTTTAAATTCTTTTACTGGGAAATACCCTACACCTATAAAACTAATTTCAGGATCCCATCTATACTGTATTCTAACATACACCCTGCCGTCTTTTTTCAACGTAAAATTATTGAATTCAGTAGCTTCAGGTATAGATAACTGCACTAACTCAAGAGCAACGTCAATAATGTTTTTATACTCACTTTGTATTTCTTTAGGTAAATACTCGTATCCTTTGTTTTGAAGGGTAAGCTCAGGAAAAGCTTTGTAAATTCCCATTAACAAATCACCGTTATTCGCTCTTCTCATAAGTTTTCTTTTTAAATGCATCACCAAAACGGATATCATGTGTACTATAAGCATTAAATGCTTTGTCTCGATGAGGGATAGGAACACTATTAAAAATAGTAGCTATCTCACTTATAGTAAGTTCACCCCACGAATATACTCTGCGAGAAACGATATCTTGTAATATACCGGGGTACTCCACAGCTAATACTTCTACTACGTCGTCAATTAAGACGTCAGTTAAAAAAGAATTTAATGTAATTTCAGTTTGAATTGTTTTCATAATTATAGTTTTTATTTGTTATTCAATTAATTTATCAGTCAGTGATCGTGTTTAGATTGTAAGTTTCAACATACGCTTTCCACTTATTTACTTTTTTCAAATATTTTAAGTAATATAGGTATAGCATTTTTGCCCTCTCATCTTCAGAATCAACTAACACACAAGTACCATCCTCGTTTCTTCTGTTTAATTGGTAAGATGTCCAACACCCATTCTGCCTGCGGATATACCCTGAAGAAAACGATGCTAACCTTAATTTCGTTTGTGATACAAAAGGTACACCCATCATGGTGTTACCAAAAGAACATGGTACTGGAAATTCAAACTCCCTAGTTCCGTTAACTCTTTGACGATCCGTTGTAACTTCAACAGCTCCTAGTTTAAGTAGTTCACTATATACATTCATAATTATAGTTTTTATTTGTTAGTGGACGTGGCAGGAATCGAACCTGCGTTTTGAAGCATTTGGACTCGGTAACCTGTTATTTATTCGCTTCGTCTAACCATTTCACGCCCAATTGCAGCACCTACCTTCAATACTATCCGTCGATAGCGTCCTACTTTGGGTGGCATTACGGTATCGTAGAATACCTGTGCTGCATTGAGAAGCGGATAGACCTGGAATGTTAGGGATGCTCCCGGATTACACTAAGGAATGCACGTCATTTACTAGTATGCCCTGACTTATAACCTCAGTGTACGCTACCTAGACTTACACCCTTTTCTCTGTTTATACTATCTTTCACCGTCATCGAGCCGTTTCTCTCATCCCGCTAAGGAATTACGCCTTTAATCCGGTTTCCAGACTTCTTCTCAGTTTTATTTTTTATTCAATTAATTTATCATTTAACGATCGTGCTCAGTTTGTAAGCACTCTAATATATATTCATACACCTGCTCTTCTATTTTATTAGAAGCCAATCTAAGCTCCAACGCTTCCCTATCTACTGCTCCGATCAGATTATATGTTAACTCATAGTCAATTCTCTGACGATCAAATAAAACACCGGAAAGTTTAGAAACAATCTTCGCTATAGCCCTCTCTTTTATCTCGCTATTCATCTTCTACCATCGATTTAAAATCAAAATCCCTAGTATACTTCAAACGTCGTTTAGCTTTAGCAAGTAACTGCTCGTAAAGCTCTACTTCGGTCATGTATAGCAATTCCATCTTATCGCTATCATCATAGTAAAGATCATCCTCCCAAGATAACATGTCCGCTACATAATCTTCAACCACAAATATGCACTTAGAAACCACTCGGTCAATCACCTCATTTATATCTTCTGATTTATCCATATTAATCTATTTTTTTATATCTAATTAACTTCATTTATTTTATCACATGCTTATCGTATCCAGATCGTAAGTACTACAAACTCCGTAATACCAACAATGTCAACGACAAACCTATCCGTATCCGCACTCCAATTCCAAACAAACCAAAGGATATAAAATATTTACCCAATAATTCACTATAAGGGGTGGTTACCCAGTATGACAAAGTGTCAGTGACAAAATGTCGTGGTAGTGGAGCACTCGGTAATGAGTTTCAAAAATGCGACACTAGCCTGTTATATAATATATAGTAGCACCCAATTGTCGCACTTTTTACGCTCTTTTTTTACTCTGATTACTTATCTAGAATGGTGAGTACTACGCCAACTATGTCACTTAATTCTGCATATTTTCGTCTATCACTGTCAGCTGTATATTTAAATACACCCATACTGTAAAGACTAGTTCTTTTTTCACCTCTTCTTCTTTGTAGTTCGCTGAGTAATTCTTGTAAATCCCATATTTTACCTGTTGATATCCATCCCTTGTGAGGTGAATCACTAGCAACATCGTTAAGTCTTTTTAGCTCTCCACGGATGAGGTCATCTAGGGTTTCTAGATCAGCATTGAATAAATCGGTAGGTACAGATTTTCTCTTCAGTTTTATACAGTAATCTACTATTGATTCTTCGAAATCGTCGAAATCGTCTTTAAATAGATCTTTGTATAGCTCTTTAAATTTGCCGTATTTCACCTGTTTACCGCCTAGGTAGTAGGTTACGTCGCCATCTGGATCTTCTATGGAAGTATAACCAGGAACTACGCTTACTATGCCTCCGAATAGGTGGACTTCAGCTTTTATAAATTCATTTACTTGTATTTCGTAATCTGAAGAGAACCTTATATAGTCCTCGTGGTGGTGTCTTTTAATTAATTTCATTGTTATTGTTTTTGTTACATTAATATTATCGATCGGTGGTCGTGTTTAGTTTGTAAGAATTTGTTTCATTAAATCCTCTATTAACATTTCTTCAGTTTCGCCGTCTTCTAGATCGCAGCAGCACTCTACAAAGTCAGTTACTGATTTTAATAAATCTTCTTTACCCATGTAGTTAGACTCGAATCTAAAGGCATTTAAGGTATCTTCATTCCAATAAAATTTCTTATTTTCCATAATATTGATAATTTTTAAGCAGGAGATAATTCCCAGCTAACTATTTCTACCTCAACCCAGCCTTTTTCACTGTGGTTTCTATATACTCCTAATCCGTCTTTAGTTAGAATTTCTACTAACCTTCCGGCTGCTCGCCATAGATCAGGGTCAGGTGTTTCATCATGTTCGTGGTCGTACATTATGTCGCCTCTACACTGGTAGAACACATCGTCTACGTCATTCTCTACTAGTTCAAAATCCCAACCGTTTACGGTAATATTTTCACATAATTCCATATCTACTTAGTATTTAATAATTGATTCTTCATTTCCTCTAAGGCTAATTTATACCCAAAGTTCTTAGACAACTGCATTAATAAGAAGTCAGCTGATCCGTGGTTAGCTTTCGTGAATTCCTCGAGATACTCCGCGGTAGGAGTCGCTACAATTCCTCTATCTAACATATTAAATTGTTCAGTTAAAAAGGTTTCTAATGTTTTCATTGTTATTATTTTTTGTTACACATATATTATCAATCAAAGTTCGTGTTTATTCTGTAAGTGCTATACACGGTGACCTCATCTACCGATCAATCTCTAAATCTAAATACGGTGTAGGACGGAGTCTACTCTTCCGGTCTTATCTCAGAACCAGGCCATATAGTTTATCAAAAAGAAACCGTGTTTACGGTGCAGGTGCTATACACCCTGGGGGATTAGGTGCATACACTTCAGTTTTTTATATTTAACATTATACATATTTCTTATTCTCGTACTGAAGTTCATTATCGTAAAACTCAAAAGCCTCATCATCACCATTGCTATCAGGACTCTCTAAGTAATACTCAAACACTTCTCTAATTAACGTTAGTTCATCATCTGTAAATCTTCTTGTATAGTATTTCATATCATTTGTTTTAATTGTTTTTAGTCTGATATTTTTTCAACGATCACAGCGTTAAGAGCCTTGGATATGATCCTAGCATGTTTCCAGCTGTAACAGTTGGCGTAAAACTTTCCTGATCTGTCCCTGAATAGGAACGTCATCTCAGGTTTTTCTAAATTCATAATATATCTATTTAATTGTTATTCACTTATGTTATCGATCAATGATCGTATTTGTTCTGTATGTATAGCACCCCGAGGGGCGACCCAAGGCCTACTCAGTAGCAGGCTCTAGGTCAATTCTCTCAATCACTAAGTGACGTACATTTGTTGGCATGTCTGTTGACTGTGACCAGTATCCGCGCTTATTCCAGCATGGCATTAGGTTTAACTTTGGAAGCATTGCTTCGAGTACATCGTCGTGATTGTACGTAATCTGTTGATTTTTGTTGTTCACGAAGGTGATGATTTGGTTTCGACCCAGCCAGCCTTTTCGGACTACGAAGTTTTTTCTCGTGATCGGTGGGAAAATTGCCGCCAATTCTTTTTTACTTAGTTTTGCGATTGCTTTTGTAATTGCTTCTTGATTTTTCATGATAAATTGTTTTTAATTGTTATTATTTATTTTTGTTATTCACTTATGTTATCGTTTATTCGTCGTGTTTGTTTTGTAAGACTTAGAATCTTTCATAGTCTTTATGATCTAACACGTGATAGTACGAGTACCCTTTATGGTTGAATTTCGGACGTTCATATTCTTTGTAATACTTGTTTGGTATTTCAGATATTCTGAACCCTATGTAGTAACAGAAGTCGTCTTTAAATTTCATCTTTTTTGATCTTGGTGTTTTTGTTCTTGAGTGGTTGTGTCCTACTACTAAATCCATATTTAATTGTTTTTAATTATTATTATTTTCTTTATTCACTTATATTATCAACTTTACTTCGTATCCAGTTTGTAAGTTAGTAATTTTCTAATATATCTTGTATTGAGTCGTTCGTTTTTGGGTGGATCGTATTAATCCAAAACCATTCTACTTCTTCGTTTGTCGGATTTTTAGATAAAAAATCTAAACATTCTAATTTTAATTCTTTCATTTTGTTATTGTTATTTTCTTTATTCGCTTATATTATCAATAGTACCCCGTGTTTACTCTGTAAGTGCTATACATGCTATACACTCCAGGTCGGAGTCTACTCTTCCGATCCTATTTCAAAATCAGGCTAAAATTATCCAGACCAAAAGCTTGATCTGGATAGATATTTTTTTAGGTTTAGTTATCTATAGCTTGTTCTATCAGGCTTTTTAATAAGTCTAAAGCTTCTGGGCCTTTTTTAGTACCTTTTGATATATGATCCCATAAGATATCTTCTAAGCAGTAAAATTGATCTTTGTTTAGTTTAAAATTTTTAGTTTGCATTTTAAATTGTTTTAAATTGTTATTTATTTTTCATTCAACTATATTATCAAAGTAAGACCGTGCCTAGACTGTAAGATGCTATACATGCTGTACACGCCGTTGGCGTACGTATATAACGGGTCAACCCCGAGCCCGTGTAAGGACCCAGGGAAACCCTGAATGGATAAAATGCATGTTATGATTCCAGATCCGGCTCAGTTATATGCCTCCAGGCCGAAGACTTAAGCCGAATGTTTTCAAGCTTTAGGTTTGTGTTCTTGAAGTCCAGCTCATCGGCTAGCTCAGCCAGTTTGTTGAGGTTTTCGATCTGGGTCGCATCGTCAAGATGCTTATATAGTTCATGGAATAATTCTCCTACTTGTCTGTTGTACCACATAATTTATTGTTTTAAGGTGTTAATCGCGGATGAATATGCCGTTATACATGCTCCCGAACAAATTGTCATATAGGTCCTGGATTTCTTCGGTCGTGAACCCGGATAGGTCAAACTCACAGCCAAATTCTGATTCGATCTCGGCACATAGCCACTCGCGTTTTGATGATTTGTAACTCATAATTATTATATTCTTGATTCACCTATATTATCAAAACCAGGCCGTGTCCAGACTGTAAGATGCTATACACCTCGCTGCGCTCGGCTTGTAAGCCGGTATGCAATCGCACCACGGATCCGCAACCCCAAATCCGCACCTGAAAATTAGTACGGAATCCCAAACCAGTACACAAAAACCTTCCGGAATCCCAAAAACCCGACCCGAAATCCAAAAACCGAACGGGGGCTGGGTAAAAGAAACAGCTTTCCCAATGAGCCGGGTAGTGAAAATATGAGTATATTACCCCGAACCTCTATATTTCTAACATTTTTTTTTAACCTTTACATCTCTACTACTTCTTTTTAGGTGTTTTTCACGGGTACGGATAGATTTTTTTTTGTCTTATGACATGCTGTTATGTGGAAATATTAAAAAAATTTTTCTCTTACGAGAATATACAAACGATAGGGAGCGAGTATAAAGTGCGACATAAGCCTGTTATATATAATAGTAGGGGGCAATTGTCGCAGTTTTAAAGCTTAAGAACCAGGGTGTTTAAGTGATATTATATGTGTAACTAATGTAATAACATGGCACAGAAATTATCCCCTGCGGCGAGACGTAGGAAGAAAGCTAGGGATCTAGCGTATGCAAAGAATCCTGATAGGAGAGCTAAGAAAGCTGAGAATCAGAGGAAGCGAAGAGCTGCTAAAAAAGCGGGTAAGAATGTTGATGGAAAGGATTTTGACCATAAGAGTCGTAGGTTTAAAAGTGTTAAGGCTAATCGAGGAAACGATGGTAATGGTACAAAGTGTGAAGGCAAGCGCAAGTATAAGGTTACAAGAGGCAGAAAAAAGTAAGCAAATCAATTAAATAATTAAATTAAATAGAATGACAAAAGATGAGATTGTAAAAGATCTGTCATTTGGAACTGATGCGAGTTCTAAAATAATGGCAGGTGTAGATAAGTTAGCTAGCGCAGTGAAGTCTACTTTAGGTGCATCGGGGATGTGCGTAATTTATGAGGACCAGCTAGGTAGACCGGTGGTCACAAAAGATGGTGTAACCGTTGCGAGGAACGTAGTCTTAATGGACCCGGTCGAAAACATTGGTGCCACAATGATTAAAGAAGCGGCTAACAAAACGGTTGCTGAAGCAGGTGATGGTACAACAACCTCTACAGTATTAGCTCAAGCGGTTTTACATGAGTTAAGAACTGCTGTAGACAGCGGAATGAGTGTCCGAACTGCCGTAGATGGTGTGAATACTTATTTAGCTAAAGTATTAGAGTATTTAGATGAACATGCTATTGAGGTTAACGGTTCAATGTTATCAGATGTAGCTACTATTAGTTGTAATAATGACAGAGAGCTAGGTGGAATCATCGGTGAGGCTTATGACAAAGTAGGTAGAGACGGAGTTGTTACAATTGAAAAGTCTGATACCTATGACACGTACTTAGAATTTATCGAGGGAGCACAGTTTGCTTCTGGATTACAATCGCAGTATTTTGCAACAGATACAGCGAAACTAATTGCGGAATATGAAAATCCGTTAGTATTATTGTCAGCATCGGAAATTGGAGATATCCGTAAGATTCGCGGTATTCTAGAATATGCTATTAAACAAGATAGACCGTTATTAATTGTGGCATCGGTAGATGATAGGGTATTGCAAATATTGATGGCTAATGTAGCTAACCACAATACGAAGATTAATGTAGTTGAACCTCCGGGGTTTGGTCCTATGCGTGAAGATGCAATCCAGGATTTAGCATTTTTAACTGGAGCGGCAGTTTTAAACGAAAACTTAGGTGACGACTTTGAATTAGCATCGACAGATATCCTAGGGGAAGCTAAAAAGGTTATCACAGATAATAAGACGACTACGATAATGCTTGATAGCGTTCCAGAATCAGTTTCAGAGCGCATAGAGGACGTTAAAAATAAAATTAATAGCGAAACTAATGATTTCCTAAAAAAGAAGCACGAGGCTCGTTTAGCGACTTTAACCGGTAAGCTAGGAGTTATAAAAGTCGGAGCTCATTCTGAAATTGAGTACAAAGAGAAGTATGATCGAGTAGAGGATGCGGTTTATGCGACAAAAGCTGCTTATAAGGAAGGAATTGTTGCCGGTGGCGGTGTTGCTTTGTTAAATGCTTCAACCCTAGTGCCTGTTTCTAGTGAAGGTGAAAGATTATTGGCTTCAGCTATCATGAATCCGTATATTACAATTATAGACAACGCAGGGTTGGATGCGGTTTTCCCACAAGACAAAGATCACGGGTTAGATGTTAAGTCCGGTAAAGATGTTAATATGATTGAAGCGGGTATTATTGACCCTGTGTTAGTAACTAAAACAGCTTTAATCAATGCGGTTAGTGTAGCTACGACGATTATTTCAGCAAATTGTGTAATTAGTAACAAAAGAATCACAGTATAATGGAAGCAATAGGATATTATGTAATCGTTGAAAAGATTAAAGAAGAACCGAAAAAAGTTGGAGGATTAGCGTTAACTGAAGCTCAAAATAAAGATATTCGCTATAGTAAAGGTAAAATTATTACAAAAGGAGAGTTGGTTCCTGATAGTGTAGTATTACAGGGTGTGTGCTGGTACGATAAAGCAGCAGGACATTCAATTCAATATATTGATGATAAGATATATCAAGTATTAAGATACGACCGTGGGGATATTGTCTTAATTGAATAATCAATGAGAATAGATGCGCAAGACATAAGGGAACTCCAATTATTTAAGTACTACAGGCTCGTTAGAAAATGGGCCTGTAAAACTTATAATATAAAAGACGCTGACCTGGAATTATTAATTTACCTTGATTGCGTTGGTCACTTTACGCGTGATGAATTTAAGGAGGGAGTATACATATACACCTGGGATAAAGGCCGGTGGGATAGGTTGCGAAAAAATGGTTGGATTGATATATTTAGGCACAGGAATCGTACAACAATTAAATATACGGTTTTTAAAGTTTCTCAGAAATGTAAACTCATGATAACTCGCGTATATCGAATATTACTAGGGCAAGAAGATCTACCTGTTAGTGTCCGAAGTGCTTTTTATAGAAATAAAACATACACGGATAAAGTAATGAATAAAGCGATAGACGATATGTTAAAAGACAAAACAAGATAACAATGGCAAGTAAAAATGCACCTTCAAGAAAAAAATCAAAAGGATATTACGCTCCTGTAAAAAAAGGAAGCGGAACAGGTAAAAAAGCCGGAGGCGGAATGACCGCTAAAGGCGTAGCTAAATACAGAAAAGATAATCCAGGTAGCAAATTGAAAACAGCTGTAACCACACCTCCTTCTAAATTAAAGAAAGGAAGTAAAGCGGCTAAAAGAAGAAAAAGCTTCTGCGCTAGATCAAAAGGATGGACTAGTGAAAGAGGTAGAGCGGCGCGAAGAAAGTGGAATTGCTAAAATAATTTGAATGGCTAGAATTAGTACATATGCTATAGATACCAATATTGTCGCTAGAGACAAGGTAATAGGTACTGATTATACAGGGTCGGTTACTAAAAACTTTAATATAGCTGATTTAGGTGAATTTTTATCTGAGGGTTATGTTAATGTAAATGGTCAGCATTCATGGAAATTTGTAAATGAAATACAAATAGGAGGATTATACGGTCCAACTGATGGTATTGCTATAAGTAATTTAAGTAGCATTAAACTCAGTGAGGTAACTATTAGCAATAAGAATATACAAAATTTTTTATTAGAGTATAAAACTAAAAGAATATTGATGGTTGACATCGAGGAACCTAATAATTATGGGATTTTTGATGTAATAAGTATAAATGAAGACCAAAACAATTTAACGAATTATGATATAGAACTGGAATATGTATCGGGTAATGGTTCATTAATATTGGAAAAAATATACTCTATATCAATGTACGCTCAAGACGCTACATATACTCATAGACAAAACAATGCTGCAACATCTTGGGTAATTAACCATAACTTAAATAAATTTCCAAGTGTTAGCATAAAATTTTCCAGCAACGATCAAATATATGAAAATGTTGGCGCTTTTGCTGGAGTAGAATATACAGACAAAAATAACTTAATAATTAATTTAGCAGCCGCAGAAAGCGGGTATGCTTATTTAAACTAAAAAAATATGGCAATTCCATTTTTAAATCATTTAGATTTAAGAAGCGTAGCAGAATTACAAAACGCAATACTTCATAAAACAACTTCAGCTACAGCTTCCAACGTTGAAGGTAAAATTATATACGATACTGGAACTAATAGTTTAAAGTACTATAATGGTACAACTTGGGTTGATTTAGATGGTTCTGGTGATATAGCAGGTGTTACAGCTGGCGCAGGTTTAACAGGTGGAGGAACGTCTGGTAATGTTACATTGAATATAGGTGATGGATTAGGTATTACGGTTAATGCAGATAATATTGAAGCAAATGTTGATGATGTTACTATTCAAATTGTATCTGATGAAATTGCTGCTAAAACCGCTGCGGTTTCAAGTGGTAGTGCTGCTTTAGCAACAGGTGGTCAGATTTATAGTTTTGTTAACGGATCATATGTAGCGCTTACAGACACTATTACTTTCAGCGGTGGAGATGTAACCGGTTCGGGAGCAGCTAATTCTAATATTAATCTTACTATTGGTTCAAGCGTTGTTGAAGCCGGAATGCTTAATAATAATATTATTTCTGGTCAAACAGCTTTAACAGGGGGATTACTTAGCACTGATGAGTTTTTAATTAGTGACGCTGGCGTTATAAAAAGAATGGATGTTAGCGTATTGCAATCTTACATGCAATCAAATCTAACATTTACTACAAATACAACTTATGATCTAAACGTACAGGCTGGTGGAGCTAACACGTCTGTTATTCGTTTAGCGGGCTCAAATGCTACTAATGATGATGTTACTGTTTCTGGAACTAGCACCACTATAAAAGTTACTGAATCTGGTAACACAATTACATTGGATCTTCAAGATGATGTAACAATAGCTAACAACCTTACTGTAACAGGAGATCTTGTGGTGTCTGGTACAACAACTACTGTTAATACCGAAACTATTAATCTTGCAGATAATATTATTACTCTAAATAGTAATTATACTGGATCAACTCCTAGTGAGCACGGTGGTATTGAAATTGAAAGAGGTACAGTAGCTAACTCTGTTTTAAGATGGAATGAAAGTTCAGATCGTTGGGAATTTACAAATGACGGCGGAACAACATATTACAATATTCCAATATCTACAGAATATGATAATTATAGTTCATGGACAATAAGAGATGGTGATTCAACCACATATACAATTACATCAGGCGATACCCTTCAAATTGCAAGTGGTACTGGTATTGTATCTAACTTCACAGCAGATGATGTTCTTACTATCTCACACGGTAATACTTCATCTCAAGCATCTGTAAATAATTCAGGTAGAACGTATATTCAAGATATTACACTTGATGATTATGGTCATATTACAAGTATTAGTTCAGCTACAGAAACTGTAGTAGACACTCAATTAGCAACAGCTTCAGCACTTATAGATGTTAGCGCAATGGGTGCAAATACTGTAGCTTCGTTCACGCATGGGTTAGCTTCTAAAAATTTAATTGTACAAATGTACGATGCCACATCTGGCGAAGTCATATTCGCGGATATTGACCATACAAGTAATAATGCAATATCAATTATATTTGCATCAACTCCGACTAGCGATATTAGAGTAGTTGTAATCGACGCTAAAAACGGATTAACTGATAAAACAGTTAGTTATTCATAATAATAAAATATAATTAATGGCTCAAAAATTTTTAACAAATATAGAGCTTGAAGCCGGCTTGGTAGATGGTAGTGATTCAACGGGAACGTCAGGGCAAATACTATCGTCAACAGGAAGCGCAACGAGTTGGGTTAACCAATCAGACGTAGTTGCTGGAGAAGCTGATAAAGCACTTTCACTTACATTAAGGGTAAAAAACACAGAATCTATAGCTTTGTCTAAAGGGCAGGTTGTTTGTGCAGCGCCGTCTGCTACCCCTCCGTCTGGAAATGTTATTGAAGTAAAACTTGCTGACAATAACGGAACAGACAGTATGCCTGCTATTGGTATCTTAAATGAAGATTTAGATGCAGCGGGCGGGACTAATGATGAGGGAGAGGCTATAATGTTTGGTAGAATTTCAGGTATAGATACTTCTGCATTTTCTGTAGGTGATGAAGTGTTTGTTTCAGATACAGCTGGAGGATTGACTACCACAAAACCAACTGGAGTGAAATATATTCAGAAAGTTGGTGTCGTTATGCGCGATAGTGCTAGTAACGGAACTATAGAGGTTTTTGGGGCAGGTAGAACAAACGATGTACCAACTCCGTTATATGTAGACCATACTAATCAAAGGCTTGGTATTGGGACAGCTAGTCCTTCGTTTAATCTGCATGTATTAGGAACTGAAGGAGGGGATGGAACATATGATGGTGGTATTTTAATTGAAAATAATAATACAAGTAGTGATGGAGAGGCAGCCTTAGCTTTTAAGGTAAATTCGACGAGCAGTGGTTATTACTGGTTCACAGGTCTAAATCAATCTTCTAATTACAAAATAGGATACGGCCCTGGTTTTTATGATGGAGATACCTTTTTTACTATCTCAAACACAGGTAACGTAGGTATCGGAACAACAACACCTACTGTTAATTTAGATATAGAGGATTCAACTGGTGTTACAATAGATGTAAATAGTTCGTCTGGTGATGGTAAGTTTAGGTTTCAAGACGGAGGGGTGAACAAGTGGCATGTAGGTAGAGATAATACAAATCAAAATTTTGCTTTTTCTTCTGGTAGTGGCTTAGGTAACGGAGACGTACTTACTTTAACTACTAGCGGGAAAGTAGGTATTGGAACTTCTAGTCCATATACTAAAACACACATTTACGATGAGATAGACGGTACATTTACAGGTTTGGCTATTGACAATAGAAAAACTTATGGTGTAGGTACTGGAACTAATGAAACATCAAGATTAATCTTATCATTAAGTGAAGGTGGTGCTCCTGACCCTACAAGTAGGGTAATGGGATATCTTGAAGCAGGCACATTATCTGAAACATCCTCGGCTAATGGATTTTTATCTTTAGGTACTCGTCAAGGTTCTAGTGATGTTGATTACATTACTCTAAATGGAAACGGAACAATAAACCTTTTTAAAAACACCGATATCACAGGGGCACTTGATGTTACAGGTGATGGACATTTTAATTGGACAAGCGCTAGTAATTTTTTAAGATTTTCAAGAACTGGTCAAAATGATTGGGATATTCGTCATCAAGATGGTGGATTGAGTTTCTATAATAGTTCATCTGTTTTCAAATCATTACAGCTTATAGGTAATCAGCTTTATAGTAGAGGTGTTCATAATTTTGATAATAAGGTAAAAATAAATCATGATGGGGGTCACACTAGTGGAACTGTATCTTACACTCACGCCACTATTGATTTATATAATCCAGCTGAAAGCAATGTAGCAGAAAAGGGCTCTATTCTTACTTTCTCAGACAACTACTATGACGGTACAAACTATAATAGAACCACTAGAGCTGGTATTAAGGGTGGGACTCAGTCTACTGGAAATACAGCTAATGGATTTTTAGCTTTTTATACCGATTCGATTTCTGCAAATTCTCTTGAAGAGAGAATGAGGATTGACAAAGATGGTAATGTGGGAATAGATACTACTAACCCTTTAAATAAATTCCAGATTGGTGAGTATGTGGTTGGTAGTAATGGAACTCAAAATGTTACAGGTAGAGCATCTATATTTTCGAATAGCGGGGACACAGCTTTACATTTAGGCTTACAAGATTCTTCCTATCCAAATAGAGGATGGTCATTTAAAGTCAATGAAGTTGGTGTTAATTCAAACCTTGTGATAAAAGAGCATGGATTGTCTGGAGACAGAATTCAGATTAATTCTGGAGGTAGATTCAATATATTGGGAGGAGGATTAACTGTTCAAGATAGTACAATTAAAGTAGGTAGTTCAACAGGGGAAAACGCAGTTGATTCTGGAACTATTGATTTCTTAGAAGATACTGATGCTGATTTTGGAGCTGCTAATGGTTATGGATTTAGATTAAATTATAACGGAAACACCAATGATTTTTCATTACAAGCAGGAAGTGATACAACTGTTACTAATGTATTTCGTGTTGATAGAGGCGCTACTGCTACTTTTGAAATATTAAGAAATACCGACATCACAGGAACACTTGATGTTAGTGGCATAGGTACTTTTGGAGCAACTTCACTAACGGCATCTCATTATTTTTATAATGGAAATGATGCTACAATAAGATTAAGAGGAAATGATGCTTGGTCAGGTATTGGATTTAAGGGTACAGGTTCGGAAGGATTTATTTATCATAATTCTACTGGAAATTATTTTCAGATGACTCATAGGCTTGATGCTTTAAGTGGTATCTCTGTAGGCAATACAGCGGCTAACGCAGGGGATATTAGATTACCTAACAATGCAACAATTCAAGCTAGAAATGCGGCTAATACTGGGAACAGAATATTGATGAGATTCAACACTTCTGATGTTTTAAATATAGCTGAAAGTGGTAGTGCAACTAATTTTGGTGGCGATGTTACAATAAACGGTGACTTGACGGTAGACGGTGTAAAATACGGCTTATATAATTCTAGCATAGAAGACGCTTATTATTTTGATGATTATAATGGTAGTAGAAATTTAAGTATATTTTACAAAACTGCATATTCTGATATTCTTAGATATCAACCCGTAGATAATTTAGAGTATTGGGATGGTTCTGCGTGGCAGGACATGAGTAGTCAGCTATCAAATGTTCAAAAACTTTTAGACGGGCGTAAGGATACAAGTTGGCAGGTTCCGTCTACATATTATAAGTTTAGATTTACCACTAACCTAAGCACATCATACCCTACAAGAGCTATGATTTGGTTAGAAACATCATGGAGTGGGTCTTCTTATCCTGGATGTACTCTTACAGTAGAAGAAAATGTAAGCGGAACTTGGACTTCAAGGGTTGAAGCGGACTTTACTTCATCAAATGACGTAACAAACTGGGGATTAGCAGCTAGGGCTGATTCAGCACTACATACAGGTTTTGGTAATACAACAGATAGTACAAGGATTACAGTAGATTTTTATGGGTGGACACCTAGTAACTCCAGTTATCTAACCATTCCTTTACAAAATATTATGATTACATCTCAGTATTCTGGCTCAGCTAATACTGATTATAGCAATCTATTAACTTATTCTAAAAATCTTACAACTCCTGCAAAACTTTTTATATCAACTGTTGATTCAAATACATCATCAACTTCTGCTTTAGTATTGAATGGTACAGAAGTAGAAAAACGTACACTTGGTTCACTTGGGTTTTTGTCTACAATAAATAACAGTAACTGGTCTGGTACAGACCTATCTATTGCAAACGGTGGTACTGGAGCGAGTAGTGCTGCTACCGCAAGAACCAATTTAGGCTTAGGCACTGCTGCAACATCAGCCGCTACAGACTTTGTTGCTGTAACTGGAGATACGATGACAGGTAATCTTATTATTGACAAAGACGAACCATGGTTTACATTAGATTCTTCTAATTCTGGAAACCCAACAGTTGAACAAGCTGCAGGTATTTCTGTTGGAGAAAGCGGAACAAAAGGGACAGCTGCAGTTCATATTACATATACTGGAGATGGAAAAGGTTGGTTAGGAATGGGTGCTGTTACAAATGCAGTACCAGCCTACAAGGGCTTGACTATGCGATATAATGAGCAGAGAGTTGGTATTGGTGGAGATTATAGTAATTCTTATAATGTAAACATTAATGGAACTACTAATGTAACTAGCAATTTAACTGTAGCAGGGAACATCGATGTTGGTGGGACAGGTAGATTTGATGGTTCAGTTTATGGTGATGATTTATTACTAAGTCCTACTGATAATGTAGCTTTTTCAAAAGGAAGTGGTGATACTCATGGTCAGATTTATTTAAACCCGCTTCGTGGTAATAGAACTTTAGAGGTTTCAACATTACAGGAAGCAGCTGGAGATGATTTAGATGGTGTTGTTTATGATTCGTATTATACAAACACAGGTAATGCTACCGGCCATTTATTCCGAAACGGCGGAAGTAACACAATGGTGCTTGCTTATAATAATTATGTAGGTATTGGAACTATTACTCCGTCTTATAAATTAGATGTAAATGGAGGCTCTGCAGTAGCAATGAGACTCACTACAACAGCAGATGCTGGATTGCTATTAAACTCAAGTAACTCTTGGACAGGTATAGGATTTAACGATGGAGCAGCTTCGGGTACAGATTACCTATGGCACAATGGTCAATACCAAACCTTTGCTTTAGGAGGAGGTGGAAGTAATGTTAGTGGTAAAAAACTGCATGTTCATGGGGCTGCTACTATAGGAAGTGGGCTTGCAGGAACAGCTGTCCCTACTAACGGTCTGTTGGTAGAAGGAAATGTAAGTATTGGAACAACAAATACATCATTCAAGTTTCATGTAGATGGTGGTAGCGCAATGTTTGATACTGATACAGGTAATAACCCTTTTTATATCGGAAGAAACAGCAGCACTACTGAAGCATTAAAAATATATGTTGATGATACAGAAGTTTTTTTCGAAAGCATACAAGATGAGACAGGAGGAGACCACGGTAGATTTGCGTTCAAAATGGACGGAGATAGCCCTAATGCTTATACTAGATGGCTTCATGGTGGTACAGAACGTATGAGATTTACTGCTAGTGGGATTTTAGGTATCGGAACTACTAACCCTAATACTAGTACAAGATTACACGTAAATGGAGCTGCTTTGTTTACTTCTGGAGCATATATATCAGATACAAACTCTCTTATTTATAGGTATTTTAATGAGCTTATAATTTCAAACTCAGCTTCTGCAACTATAAGTATAGGTGGCGGCCCAGGTAATGTTACTAATAATCTTGGAATTAATGGAAATTTAACATTTTACAATGGGTCGCAAAGATATATTTATGGCCCACTTAATGAAAACTTAAACATAGTTACAAAACCAAACACTGCAACTGAAGGTTTCAGAGTAAGTGTTGATAGTGGTAGTAATTATGATTATGAATTTTTAAGAGACTACGCACATCTTAAAAAACCGACATTATTTCCTACGCAATACAATTCTACAGCAAATATAGATTGCTCTTTACAAACACAGGAAATTGTAATCGCAAGTTCAAACTTAACTATAAACGTAAGTAACAATTCATCAGCTTTACACGGTGAAGTTATACTGGTGTTTTTGTATCGAAATGGTACTGGAGGAACCGTTACTTGGGGAAGCAATATTGAATTTGGTGATGAATCAGCACCAACATTAAGTACAGCAACAGGTAAATGTGATATTTTAAGTTTTGTTGTAATAAGTTCAACAAAAATAGCTTATATAGGATGTAGAAAAGGAATTTCTAATTACGCAACAACAGCAAATCCATGATAAATATGCCGTCACTTATATTAGCTAAAGGTATTCAAGCAAATACTTTAACATTAAGTAATGCCATCACTTCTTCCTCTAAAAATGATATTTTTTTGATTGGAAACAGAAGTCAAAGTGGACAAACTATAAATTGTACTGTTGAAGTAACATCTGTTAATTCTGGAGACTTAGCAACAATAAGTGTAGATGTATATACTTATGATTACACTGACAGCTCTAATCCTATACCTGACCATGATGTAGAAATTGGTGATGGACAAAGTACTACATTTAACTTAACTGATGACAACTACAACTCCGACATATCTGCTTATGAAGTATATATAGTGCTAGTACAAACCCCAAGTGGATGGGCACACCCAAATGACTCGGCTACAGTAAAAATAACTGTAAATTCAGCGACTATAGACACTGTCCCGTCGCCAGATAATAAAACATGGACTCTATCAGACTAAAAAAATGAAAGAATTAAAAGAATTTATAGACAACCTACCGTCAGACAAGAAGTCTCACGTAGTTTTAGGGTTATTTTTAAACCCTTTTGCAATATTAATATCGACAATTTTAACCGATATGATTTTAAACAATATTTACACCAGCTACACACTAAGCTTAATACCATGCGCTTTTATTCATTGGGGTATTGAGTATTGGCAAAAGAAAACAGGTAAAGGGCATTATGACAATTTTGATGCTATAGCAGGGGTTAGTAGTGGTGTTGCTATTTGGTTTGTTGGTATGATACTTATTGCTATTAGCTAAAAAAAAATTATATTTAACATTTAAAATAGAAAAACAATGATAACTTACAATTGGAATTGCAAAACAGTAGACGTGTATCCTACACAAGGGGATTTACAGCAAGTAGTTTATAATGTTCATTATAGAATAACAGGTACATCGAACGAATTAAATGATCAAGGTGAACCTTATTCGTTTACTCAAAATGGAACGCAAGCATTAAGCACTGGAAGCATAGAAGATTTTACACCATTCTCAGAGTTAACAAACGAGCTAGTAACTGAGTGGGTTAAAGCAGCTATGGGAGAAGAAAAGGTGGTTAGTATTGAATCTGGTATTGAATCTATGATTAATCTCACAATAAACCCAGTTAGCGTTACTCTCGAGATAAATGACAATAACTAGTAAAAAACTCTGTATCTCAGTACTTATATAAAAATACAGTCAACCTACGTAATAAAATAAATGTAAACAATAAACTAATATTAAATTTTAAAAAAATGGGAAAAACAAAAGAATTACAACCAGTTAAGATTAAAGCCAGTGAATTAGCAACTTTACAGCAATATAATGCTGAGACTAATAAATTAACATCTATTATTGCAGATTCCGAATTAAAAAAACAAAATGCAATTAATCAGCTTTTAGCTGTTCAAAGCGAAGGGCAAAAATTTACTCAATTTTTATCTCAGAGCTACGGGTTGACTCAAGATAACGCTATTGATATTTCTACCGGAGAAATAAGTGTTGCTAAAAAAGAACCAAACCTTAATGAACCTGATTCGTAAAATAACTATAGGTAAAGATTATAAAAATGACTCCATGCACTACTCTGTAAATCAAGAGGTGTATGGAGGTCATATTATATCTCATATTATAGAAGAAGAAGAAAAGTACTCTATCTATATAAAACTAGGTGCTGAGTATAAAGTGTGGAAAGATTTTAATAAAAATATGGCTATTTCAATTGAATACAACATAGATTATTAATTAAAATAATAAAATAAATGGCACAAATACGGACTATTCCTAATGATGATACAGTAGAGTTAGAGGATAAACTACTAGGGTCTAGTTCCCAGGGTAAAACAAGAAATTATAATATAGAGCTATTACTTGATTACTTTAGGGATAATATTGGTTCTATGACTAATGCAGAAATTGTAGCTGCTATTAATACAGAACTAGGTGGAACTACTTGGCAATCTAGTGGTGGGGGTAGTAGCGGATCTTTGACTGGCGCTGAAATTGTTACAGCTATTGATTTCGAGTTAGGCAGTACAACTTGGAAATTTGATAATGACACACAATTAACTAACAACGAAGTTGTTACCGCTATAAATACACAGCTAGGTAATACAGACTGGCAAACTGATACAGACACACAGCTTACAAATGCTCAAGTGGTTTCTGCAATAAATAGTGAATTAGGTAATACAGACTGGCAAACCGATACTGATACCCAATTAACACCTAGCGAAGTTATTGCGGCTATTGACGGCTCTATTGGAACAGGTTGGAAAAGAGAGGACTTTGCAACAACAGCTCAAGGAACTAAAGCGGATAGCGCAGTACAACCAACAGGTAGCAATTATTCTTTTGCTAATGTTATAAGCAGTACATTAGTAATCTTAACAATATCAGCGGGTTCTGTTAACTGGAATGCAGACGGTAGAAACCTTCATAAAATAGTATTAACTTCGAATTGCACTTTAGAAAACGGGTCAAACCCTATAAGTGGTGCTCAATATCAATTTATAGTGGAACAAGATGCTACTGGGGGTTATACTTTATCTTACGGAAACTTGTTTAGGTTTCCTGGAGGAACTGCACCTACAATCCCTATAGCTGCTAATTCAAAAAGCATAATAACCTGCTTATTTGATGGAACTCATTATTTAGCTGTGTCTGCTGAAAACTTTTCATAACTATGTTTCAATCGACAGCTTTTTTTAAACCACAAAGTACTCCCGCTCCCACTGGAGTTACAATGCAAGTTGATTTTGGAAGAAATCTGTCTTACCTTATATCCACATCTCCTTGGAATAACTTTGCAACTGGTACATCTCCTGCTCAAACAACAGGAGTCACTAATATGTCTGGAGGTGAAACCATCACAGGTCTAACTGATACTAATGGTAACACTACAAACTTAGATTTAGAAATAACATCTGCCTTTGATGGCTATCACGCAAATACAGCAGCAACTACTGAAGTGTATGTAGAAAGTGCCTCGAGAGATTGTTGGGGAACCGGTAGGGATATGAGTGCAACAATACAATTGCAGAATTGTGACCCTGCAAAAGTTTATGACTTTACGTTCTTTTCTTCGAGAGGTTATATTGGAAGCTTTACAGTATTTACTATTGGGTTAGACACCGTTAGTATTGACCACAGAAACGAAACCGCCGGGTCAAACACAGGTAACTTAACAACTACCGCAACTATTACAGGTGTTTCTCCAGATGCTAATAATAATATTGATATTGATGTATCAGGTCTTAATAGATATGGATTTATAAACGTATTAGAAATAACAGAAAGATAAACATTTTTTTTAATTGTATTTTTAAAATATTTTAAAAAAATAAAAATAAATTTAAATAACGTAATACTAAATATAATTTAAATTATTAATGAGAAGTACATTTAATTTTGTTATTAAACCAAAAGGTAATGCTACGAATTCAACTATAGATATAGACGGTAAAAAATTAATTCTAAATACTGAAATGCAGAATCATCAGTATGTAAATAGGAATGCTATTGTTGTAGGAGTACCTATAGAAACACAAACTGATGTTGAGGAAGGAGATGAGGTGATTGTACACCACAATGTATTTAGAACATTTTATGATATAAGAGGAGATATTAAAAACTCGAGAAGTTATCTTAACGGAACAGAGTATTTAGCTCAACCGGATCAGGTATATTTATACAAGAGAAAAGATAAATGGAAAGCGGTTAGAGGATATTGCTTTGTACACCCTTTAAAAAACACCGATATGTTTAGTCTGGAAAAAGAAGAACCTTTGAAAGGTGTGATGGTTTATCCTGATAAATATCTTGAAGATAATAATATAAAAGAAGGTAGTATAGTTGGTTTTAGACCAAGCAGTGAATACGAATTTATAATTGATGGCCAAAGACTATATAGAGTACCTACTAATTCAATTACAATTAAATATGACTATCAAGGAACGGAAGAAAAATATAATCCAAGCTGGATACAAAGCGGTTGAAGAACTAATTAGAGTTGCTGAAGAAAAAATAATAACAGACTCAGAGGATGATTTAACAGCAGATAAATTAAAAAATGCAGCTGCTACAAAAAAGTTGTCTATTTTCGATGCCTTTGAAATACTATCCAGGATACAAGAGGAGGAAGCGCTGCTAGAGGATAAAACTGTAGAAAAGAAAAAAAGTACTATATCTGGGTTTGCTGAAAGAAGAAGTAAGTAATGTATAAGCAGACATTATATAAAGTAATAGAACCTATCAAAAGAACCACTGTCAGCAGGATGAACAGAGGAAAAAAATGGAAGAAGGGTTATAATGAAGAGTTTGATATAGTTGTAATAAGTGATACGGGTCAAATAGGAGAGATATATGAGATCCAAAACTTAAAAATAGCTTTACCTTTAGCTCCAAAAAAAATAGATGATAGAGGTGATAAATGGGTTCCAGCTGAATATCCTAAAGAGTTAAAAAAGATTAGCACTATATTTCACTGGAATAAATATCCTGATAGTTTTAAAGAAACTTGGATCCCTTACATAGAAACTGAGTTTGATAGGCGAGAACAGGGTTACTGGTTTGTAAACAACGGTAAACCTACATATATTACAGGCGCTCATTATATGTACCTACAGTGGTCTAAAATTGATATTGGATTACCTGATTTCAGGGAATCGAATAGATTGTTTTTTATTTTTTGGGAAGCGTGCAAAGTTGATACCAGATGTTATGGCATGTGTTATCTTAAAAACCGTCGTTCTGGTTTTTCTTTTATGTCCTCTGCGGAAATGGTTAACCAAGCGACAATTACGTCGGATTCTAGATTTGGTATACTATCAAAAACTGGTTGGGATGCTAAAAAGATGTTTACAGACAAAGTTGTTCCAATATCAATAAATTATCCATTCTTTTTCAAACCTATACAAGACGGTATGGATAGACCTAAGACTGAATTAGCGTATAGGGTCCCAGCTTCTAAATTGACAAAAAAATCAATAAAAGAAACAGAGGATCAAGAAGAGTTAGAAGGATTAGATACATCAATTGACTGGAAAAACACAGGTGATAACTCTTATGATGGTGAAAAACTAAGGTTATTAGCACACGATGAAAGTGGTAAATGGGAGAAGCCTGATAATATAAAAAATAACTGGAAGGTTACAAAAACTTGTTTACGGTTAGGTTCTAAAATCATAGGTAAATGTATGATGGGGTCTACGTCGAACGCTTTAGATAAAGGAGGACAAAATTTTAAAGACATTTATTATGCGTCAGATGTCACTAAAAGGAACCGGAACGGCCAAACAAGCTCGGGATTATACTCTTTGTTCATTCCTATGGAGTGGAACTATGAAGGATTTATTGATGCTTATGGATACCCTGTATTTGATACTCCTAAAGAACCAGTGCTCGGAATTGATGGAGAGCTTATACGAATTGGGGTATTAGAACATTGGCAAAACGAAGCAAACGGTTTAAAAGATGATTTAGATGCTTTAAATGAATTGTATAGACAATTTCCTAAATCGGAAGATCATGCTTTCCGTGATGAAACTAAAAATAGTTTATTTAATCTTGTAAAAATATACGAGCAGTTAGATTACAATCAAGGTCTTGTTAATTCAGGTATTGTGACTACAGGTAGTTTTAGTTGGGCTAATGGTGCTAGAGATACAAGAGTAGAATTTCATCCAAACCCTAGAGGTAGATTTAAGTTATCTTGGATACCCTCACCTGAAATGCAAAATGCTGTAATAATAAAAAACGGTAGGAAAAGCCCAGGTAACGAACATATAGGTGCTTTTGGGTGTGACTCATATGACATATCAGGTACAGTAGGCGGAAGGGGATCTAACGGAGCTCTAAGCGGTCTTACTAAGTTTCATATGGATAATGCACCAACTAATCAATTCTTTTTAGAATATATTGCAAGGCCTGAAACTGCTGAAATGTTTTTTGAAGATGTACTAATGGCTATTGTTTTTTACGGTATGCCTTTGTTAGCAGAAAACAATAAACCGCGGTTACTCTATTATATAAAACAGAGAGGTTATAGAGCTTTTTCTATGAATAGACCAGATAAACTTTGGAACAAGTTATCTTATACAGAAAAAGAAATAGGCGGAATACCTAACTCAGGAGAACAAATAAAGCAAGATCATGCTGCAGCTATAGAGTCTTACATAAACAATAATGTAGGCGTATTAGAAGATGGTAATTTTGGTAATATGTATTTCGATAGAACTTTACACGATTGGTTGCATTTTAGAATTGAAGACAGAACAAAATATGATGCAGCTATTAGTTCAGGATTAGCTATAATGGCTTGCAATAAGAATCTATATAAACCAATAGGACAGAGAGTATCTAATACAATTAGAATGAATGTTGGTCGGTTTAAAAATACAGGTACTAAATCAATAATAAATAAATAATTTCAATAAAACATATGGCTGAGTCAGTTATATCAAGTTATTTCCCTAGCCAAGCGGTTAGTGATGGAGAAAAAAATAGCCTAGATTATGGGCAGAGAGTAGGTAAAGCTATTGTTCACGAATGGTTTAGTTCTATAGATGGAGCTTCACGGTACAAGAGTAATCAGAATACCTTTCACGAATTAAGATTATACGCTAGAGGAGAACAATCAGTTAAAAAATATAAGGATGAATTTGCCGTAAATGGAGATTTGAGTTATACTAACTTAGATTGGAAGGTTGTACCTATTATTCCTAAGTTTGTTGATATTGTAGTTAACGGTATATCAGAAAGAGTTTTTGACGTAAAAGTACAATCTCAAGATCCATATGGAGTTCAGAAACGAACGAAATATATGGAATCTATCATCAGAGATATGATGACTAAGGAGATTAATGATATGGTTGAAGAAAACTTTGGTTTCCAAATGTATGAAAACAACCCTGACACTTTACCTGGTTCTCAAGAAGAATTGGATTTACACATGCAGTTAAACTACAAGCAAGCTGTTGAAATAGCAGAAGAGCAAGCTTTAGCTGTTATGATGAAAAGCAATAAGTATGATCTGATCTCTAAGAGGTGCGTTTATGATTTAACTACTTTAGGTATCGCAGCAGCTAAGGATAGGTATAGCAAAGCAGAAGGAGTTAAGGTTGAATATGTAGATCCAGCAAATACAGTATGGTCTTACACGGAGGACCCTTATTTTAGTGATATATATTATGTTGGTGAAGTAAAATCTATACCTCTAAATGAGCTTAGAAAACAATTTCCTCATTTAACGGATAGCCAAGTAGAAAGCATTGTAAAATCAAAAGGAGAAGAAAGATTCCCTTACGGTGCTAATGCTAATACACATAATGAAACCGATAATAACATTGTACAGGTTTTGTATTTTTGTTATAAAACATACAACAAAGAGGTATATAAAATAAAGAAAACAGCATCTGGAGCAGATAAAGCTATTAAAAAAGACGATAGGTTTAATCCTTCTCAGGATATGACAGATAGATTTATTAAGAACGAAAGAACTATCGAGGTGTTATACGAAGGAGCAATGGTAATTGATACGAATATCATGCTAAAATGGGATCTAGCTAAAAACATGGTTAGGCCTAAAAGTGATGAAACTAAAGTTAACATGCCTTATCACATTGTAGCTCCTAGAATGTATAAAGGTAGAATTGAGTCATTAGTAAGCCGTATAACTGGTTTTGCTGATATGATTCAATTAACTCATTTAAAACTACAACAAGTTATGTCTAGAATGGTGCCAGATGGTATCTATTTAGATGTAGATGGTTTAGCTGAAGTTGATTTAGGTAACGGAACTAATTATAACCCATCGGAAGCATTAAATATGTTTTTACAAACAGGTTCTGTGTTAGGCCGATCAACGACAGGTGAGGGTGAATTTAATCACGGCAAAATACCTATTCAAGAGATTACATCAGGAGCAGGTGGTAATAAAGTTCAAACATTAATAGCTAATTACAATTATTACCTTCAAATGATTCGTGATGCTACGGGATTAAACGAAGCGAGAGACGGAAGTACACCTGACTCTAGAGCTTTAGTAGGTGTTCAAAAATTAGCGGCAGCAAATTCTAATACAGCTACTAGACATATTTTAGATGCAAATGTAGCTATAACAAGATTATTAGCCGAAAACTTATCGTTAAGAATTTCAGATATATTAGAGTATTCTCCATCTAAGCAAACTTTTATTCAAAAAATAGGAGCGCATAACGTAGCTACTCTTGAAGAATTAAAATTCCTATATCTTCACGACTTTGCTATCTTTATTGAATTAGCTCCAGATGAAGAAGAAAAAGCTATTTTAGAGAACAATATTCAAACAGCACTATCAGCTGGTCTTATTGATTTAGATGATGCTATAGATATTCGCGATGTTAAGAACGTTAAATTAGCTAATCAGCTATTAAAAATTAAACGAAGAAAGAAATTAGAGCGCGACCAATTAATGCAACAGCAAAATATCCAAGCCCAAGCTCAAGCAAACGCACAACAACAACAAGTATCAGCTCAACTAGAGGTTCAAAAACAACAAGCACTGACTGCTTCTCAAGCTCAAATAGAAGAATTAAAAGCGCAACTAGAGATACAGAAGTTAGAATCTGAAAAAGCAGCTAAAGAATACCTGATGCGCTTAGAATTTGAAATGAATATGCAGCTAAAAGGGTTAGAAGTTGAAGCTGCTAAAAACAAAGACACTTATAAAGAAGATCGTAAAGACGATAGAGTAAAACTTCAGGCTGAAGAACAAAGAAAAACAAAAAGCGGACAACAAAGTTTTGAATCTTCGGGTAATGATGTAATGACCGGAGGATTTGATTTAGGTTCTTTTGAACCCAAGTAATAATAAATAAAGTAGTTACACCGCAAAAACTACACAATCATATAATATTTTATCATGGAAAAAAACGTAGAAAACAATTCAGTTGAAAATACTGATACAGTAAACGAAACAAAAAACGGGTTTCAAGAAAACGGTAACTATCGTTTAGACTTAACTTCAATTAATACAGAAAAATCTGTAGAAACAGCTGAAGAAACAGTTACAGAAGAACCTACTAGTGAAGTTACAGAAGAAGCTACAGAAACTGAAGCAACAGTTGAACAACCTGAAGGAGAAGAATTTGTAGCTCTAACGGAAATTACCGACGAACCGGAAACCGAAACACAAGAAATAGAAGACGAACCAGAAGTAGTTAGTGGAACAGAAACAACTACAGAAGAAGTTACTAGCGAAATGCCTGAAGAGTTACAAAAGCTATGGAGCTTCATGCAAGAGACCGGGGGTAATTTTGAAGATTACGTAAAACTAAATCAAGATTACGATAAGTTGAATGAAACTCAATTACTCAGGGAATATTATGAGTCAACTAGATCTTATTTAGATAAAGAAGATATTGATCTATTATTAGAAGATTTTTCATATGACGAAGAATTAGACGATGATAGAGATATTAGAAAAAAGAAAATCGCTTATAAAGAAGAGTTAAAGAAAGCTAAAGACTATTTAGGTGATTTAAAAGAAAAATATTATACAGAACTAAAGCAAGGATCAAGGTTAACACCTGAAGCAAAAGAAGCTTTAGTTTATAAACAAGAAAGAGAGGAGGCGCAAAGAATAGCTGAAGCTCAACTAAAAGTTTTTTTAAACCGAACAGAAAAAGTATTCTCTAAAGATTTCAAAGGTTTTGATTTCAGTGTTGGAGAAAAAAAATACAGGTTTAATGTAAACAACGTTGACGATGTGAAATCTGCTCAAAGCAATTTAAATAACTTTATCGGGAGGTTCCTGGATGACAAAGGTGAAATTGCTGACGCAGGCGGTTATCATAAAGCTTTATTCACAGCTATGAACGCTGACAGAATTGCGCAACACTTTTACAATCAAGGTAGAGCTGATCAGGTTAAAGAATCTGGATCTAGCAGAAAAAACATTGATATGGACCCTAATGAAGTTCATACTGATAAACCTCAAATAAAAGGTGTAACGTTTAAAGTTCTTTAAGCAAAGTATTGTTCCTCACAATTAAAAATAGAAACTAAAAAAACAAAAACTTAAAAATTAAACTAAAATGGCAGGAACATTTTCAGGTAGTGCTAGTGCATTACAACATTTAACTCCACGTCCAATCCAAGGGTTGTTTGCAGATAACTATTTATCTATTGACGGTGGTGACTTTGACTTCACAAAACAATTTTTACCTGAAGTCTATGAGAAAGAAATCGAAAGATTTGGAAACAGAACAGTAGCTGGATTCTTAACTAAGGTTGGAGCTGAAGAAGCTTTAGAATCTGATGAAATCGTATGGTCAGAGCAAGGAAGATTACACATTGGTTATGATGATGTAGCTGTAAAAGCTGCTACTACTGATGTATTAGAATTCCCTGCAGGTCATGTTATCGGTCTTAATATGACTTTAGTTATCGCTACATCTAACGGTTTAACTGTAGATAAAGCATTAGTAACAGCTGTATCAGGACAAGAAGTAACAGTAAAATGTTATGGATCTCAAGCAGATTTGAATTCAACAATCGTTACTGAAGGACAAGCAGGAAGTACTTTAAAAGTATTTGTTTACGGGTCTGAGTATGGTAAAAAGTCTGCTGACGGTGGTAATTCAATCGATGCTCCATTCACAACTTTTACTAACAAGCCAATCATTATGAGAGAGGAGTATGAGATCGGTGGATCTGATATGACTCAAATTGGATGGGTAGAAGCTACAACTGAAAACGGAGGTACTGGTTACTTATGGTACTTAAAGTCTAGCGCAGAGCAAAGATTACGTTTCTTAGATTATTGTGAAATGGCTTTAATCGAAGGTAAGACTGCTGATGTGCCAATCACTGATGCACAAGGTAAAACTGTTACAGGTACAGAAGGTTTCTTCGAAGCTATTGAAGATAGAGGTTTAGTATTCGCTAATTCTGACTTTGATACTAACGGAGTTTCCGACTTTGACTTAATCTTACAAGAATTAGATAAGCAAGGTGCTATTGAAGAAAACTTAATGTTCTTAAATAGAGGTAAGGAAATTGAGATCGACAATATGTTAGCTGCTCAAAATTCTTACGGAACAGGTGGTACTTCTTACGGTGCTTTCCAAAATTCAGCTGATATGGCTTTGAACTTAGGATTTAGCGATTTCCGTAGAGGTTCTTACGATTTCTATAAAACTTCTTGGAAATATTTGAACGATGGTTCTACTCGTGGAATGATCGGAGATATCGAAGGAGCTTTAGTTCCAGCTGGTGTATCTAGCGTATATGACAAGAGCTTAGGTAGAAATATCAAGCGTCCATTCTTACACGTACGTTATAGAGCTAACCAAGTTGAGAACAGAAAAATGAAGTCTTGGGTTATCGGATCTGCTGGTGGAGCAAACAACTCTGCTGCTGATGAGATGGCGATTAAATATCTAACTGAAAGATGTTTAGTTACTCAAGCTGCTAACAACTTCGTTCTTTTCAAGAAAACTGCATAATTAGCATAATGACATACCGGTGGTTCATGCTACTGGTATGTCTTTTTTATTTTATGCGACAATAGGGCACTACTATTATTATATAACGACCTTATGTCGCGCTTTTAAAAACTATTTAATATTATTATATCATGGCAACACAAAAAAGAAAGCCTGTGGCTAAAAAAGAAGAAGCGACAGCAACAACAAGAAAATCAGAACCTAAAGATACTTTTGAATTCAAGGATAGATTATATGTATTAAAAGGAGATAAAAAACCTTTAGTGTATATCATCCCTTCTAAACATTCTGGCAAGAAACCATTACAATATTTTGATGAGTCTACTAGAACACTAAAAGAAATTAGGTACGCTACAAATATGAATTCTCCATTTGCAGATGAGCAACAAGGAGATGCTACTTTAGGTAGAATTATTTTCAGAGATGGAGCATTGAACGTTCCTAGAACAAACCAAGCTTTACAAAAATTATTATCATTATATCATCCGTTAAAAGATGTTATCTACGAGGAATACGATCCAGTACAGGAATCTGTAGATGAAATGGAAGTAATTAATCTAGAAATAGATGCATTGATGATGGCTAGAGATATTTCAATTGACTTAGCGGAAGCTATTATGAGAGTTGAAATTGGAAGTCAAGTTGATAAAATGACAAGCTCTGAATTAAAAAGAGATTTAATGATATTTGCAAAAAGACAACCAGGATTGTTTTTAGAATTAGCAAATGATGAAAATGTTGAGTTGAGAAACATTGGTGTAAAAGCTAATAGCATGGGACTTATTAAATTATCTCCAGATCAACGAACATTTACATACGGAGACTCAAATAGGAAATTGATGACCGTTCCGTTTGATGAACATCCATATTCAGCATTAGCAGCATGGTTTAAAACCGATGAAGGTATGGAGGTTTACAAAACATTAGTAAAGAAATTAAAAATGTAAAAACTAAATAAATAGGCTGCGAAAAATACGTAGCCTATTTTATTAATGTAAATAAAAAAAATGTCAATAAACATCGATAAAATATACCAAAGAGTATTAAGTATTGCTAGAAAAGAACAAAGAGGGTATATCACACCTCAAGAGTTTAACTTATTTGCGAATCAAGTACAGTTAGATATATTTGAACAATACTTTTATGATATTAATCAATTTAATAGATTAAAAGGTAATGATACAGAATATTCAGATATGCTAACTAATTTAGAAGAAAAAATTAGTTTGTTTGAAAAAAATGCATCTTTAGTGTATGATACCGATCATTTCAATTTACCAGCAGATTTATATAGATTAGGAACAGTATTATATAATTCAACAGAAGTAGAGAGAGTTAGTCAAAAAGATTTTATTGACATTATGAAATCAAAATTAACACAACCTACAAATACTTTTCCTATTTATACTAAAAATGAAGATGGTATAAAAGTTCAAGGGGAAGCTGAGTTAATAACTAATATTTCTTGTAATTATATTAAAAAGCCATCAAATGTTATTTGGGGTTACAGGACGGTATCGGATAATCCATTATATGATCCAACAACTTCTACAGATTTTGAGTTACATTCATCAGATGAGGTTGATGTAGTATTAGGTATACTTGAATTAGCTGGTGTATCTATAAAACAAGGGGATATTGCTCAATACGCAGACATTGAAGAAAAAGAAAAATTACAATTAGAAAAACTATAATAGATGGGATTATTAAACGAAACAAGCGAACAATATTATTTAGGTGCAGATAGTTTATGGAACTCTCTAGATGAAAATTATGGAAATTATCAGTTTTTATCGTTAAATGATATTGTAAATAACTTTATGTTTGCTTTTGTGGGAAGCAACAAAATTATTTCTAAAGCTAGTCGATCTGAAATATTATTTCACGCTAAGCGAGGATTACAAGAATTAAACTATGATGTTTTACCTTCGTATAAAGGTATTGAAATAGAAATTTCTAGTAACTTATATATGATATTACCTCAGGATTATGTTAATTATATTAAGTTATCTTGGATTGGTAATGATGGTCATGAAAGGGTTTTACAGCCTAATTCTAAAGTATCTAATCCACCCGCTATATTACAAGATTCTAACTATGAATATTTATTTGACGATCAAGGCGAATTATTAGAGGCTAATGATTCTGAGCAAATAAAAAAATTTAAAAAAATAACCGAAAGTGGAGATTTAAATACTGATTTACCTGACTTTATTAGGGACTCATACGGTGGTAGACGTTATGGATTGGATCCTGTAATGCAGCAAAGTAATGGTACTTTCTTTATTGATAATACTAAAGGTATTATTCATTTTAGTTCAAATCTTATAAATAAGATTGTTAAATTAAGCTATATAAGTGATGGGTTAGCTAAAGATGAAGATACACAAATTCATAAATTAGCGGAGGATGCTATTTATAAATATATTCAATATGCTATTATTAAAAACATGCCATCCTCTCAAGAATATTTAGTTCGTAGATTTCGAAAAGATTTTACTTCAGCTAAAAGAACTGCAAAAATAAGACTTTCTAATATTAAGATAGAAGAACTTACACAATTACTTAGAGGTAAGTCTAAACATATTAAACACTAAAATATGCCAGAAATAAAAAATGTATTTACATCGGGTCGAATGAATAAAGACTTAGATGAGCGACTACTATCGAATAATGAGTACAGGGATGCATTGAATATTCAAGTAGCTAGTACTGATGGTAGTGATATTGGTGTTATTCAAACACTTAAAGGCAATGTATCTAAATATACAGGTACCGGAAAGTGTATAGCAACAGTTGTTGATAATGAGAATAATAAAATATATTGGTTTGTTAAAGACACTGTAAGTTCAGAGATATTAGAATACGATCCGTCAACAGAAACAACAACCCAAGTTGTAGATGATTCAACTAATGTGGTTTTGCAATTTACAGATGATATTATTACAGGAGTAGTTTTATTTGAGGGATTTATAGCATGGACAGACAATATTAATGAACCTAAAATAATCGACATAGAAGAGTCCAAATTAAATCCTAGCTCGATAACATTAGATGATATTACAATTATCAGAAAGAAGCCTCTAAACGCTCCTACACTTAATATAACAACAGTTGAAGATGGGACAATAAACATATCTTCACCAGGTGTAAACTTTTATACTTTTAGCATAGGTGATTTAGTATCTATAGATATTAGCGGTTTATCAGATGCGGTTGTAGGTGATATTATAGAATTTACGTATACAGACACTTCAGATCAATATGTCGTTCAAACAAAAGTTAAAAATTTAACAGCTACAGATAATCTTGAAGTAGTATATAGAAATCATAATGCTGCTACTAATAGTTCGCAGTTTGTGTATGCAATACGTATATTTAAAAACCCTTTATTTGAAGAAAAGTTTGTTAGGTTTGGTTACCGTTGGAAATACGATAACGATCAATATTCAGTTATGTCACCGTTTTCAGATACTGCTTTTTATCCTAATGTTTATAAGGAGTATTCTATCGAAGACGGGTATAATAATAAAATGACTAACTCTATAACAGATTTAACACTGGAAAATATTGATGTACCTGAGGGAGTTAAAGAAGTTGAGATACTTTATAAAGAATCCAATAATACTAATATATATGTTTACTCTCGCGAAGTGGTATCAGCTCCTACAACATTAACCTTAGATATTGAAAAAGAAAATATATATGCTGTATTAGAAAGTTCTCAATTGCTAAGAGCTTACGATATGGTTCCTAAAAAAGCAAAAGCCTTAGAGGTTATTGGTAATAGATTAGTATTCGGTAATTATGAAACAGGGTTTAATTTAGAAGACTATGTACCTAATTTAACTATAGATTTAGTATCACGATCTAATGTTAATGATTTAAGATCTATAAAGTCAGGTAGATCTTATGAATTCGGTGTTGTATTCGAAGATAACTATGGTAGACAAACACCTGTTGTGACCGCACCTAACCTTGTTTATAAAGTCCCTTATGGTGATGCTGGCAACAATAAGCAGTTCCAAGTTACCTTAAACAACTTTCCTAATACAGATGCTGACTTAACAAAATACAAAATATACATAAAAGAAAGCTCTCAAGAGTATTATAATATTTTAATTGATAAAGCTTTTGAAGATAACAGTGATAACTCCGCGTATTGGTTAAGCGTACCTAGTTACGAGATCAATAAGTTTGAAGAAGGTGATTTTTTATTATTAAAGAAAGGAGCAAATACTAATACTCCAGTTAACAATGCTAATGCTAAATACAAAGTGTTAGATGTGAAAACTTCAAAGCCTGACAATGTAGATTCGTCTGATAATTTTGATGGAAGATTCTTTATTAAAATTAACAAGGATGATCGTATATCTACAGAGTTTTTATCCTCTTTAGGTTTAGCTGGTCAATCAGATTTTGTTGAGCCAGATGCTGTTATTGATGTTGCTACAGTGCCTTCAGATCCTAAATCAACTTTAGGTTTTTTAGAGTACGAAGAAGAGCCGAGTTCAGGGATATTTATAAGATATGACTATTACTATAAAGATGGTCAAATATATAGGGTTGAAAGCACAGGATCTTCTGACAACTTTAGTTTTGGGCCAGATATTACATCTGATGTTACAGTTGGTGATACGGTTTTAGCTGTAACTGACGGTTGGGATAACCCTACTGAGAGTCCTGATATTACAGATATAGTCTTTTATGCGCAATCTATAGCTTCCGATAGAGATGTACGATTTTTCGTTCACTTTACAGGAACAGTAGGTTTATCTGTTATACCAGCTATTTTTGAAACTACAGTGAAAGATGATCTTTTAGATATTTATTACGAAACCGGTAACACATATGCTTCAGGGACAGTTACATCGCCTCAAACGTTATCTTGGTATAATTGCTTTAATTTTGGTAATGGATTAGAATCCAACAGGATCAAAGATGATTTTAATGAGATACAATTAGAGAAAGGAGTTCGCGTATCTTCTACGGTATCTTATGACTTCAATATTATAAATGCTAAGAATAGCCTTATATGGTCAGGTTTATTTAATTCCAGAGGAGCGGTTAATAATTTAAATCAATTTAACTCAGGGTTAAAAATAACTAAAGATTTAAATCCTGAATATGGATCTATTCAATTACTACATACTAGGAATACAGACCTTATTGCTATTTGTGAGGATAAAGTTTTAAAGCTATTAGCTAATAAAGATGCTCTTTACAATGCTGACGGAAATATAAATCTAACATCGACAAATAATGTTATAGGTCAAGCAGTTCCTTTTAATGGTGAATTTGGAACTCAAAATCCAGAATCTTTTTGTTCTTATGGGTATCAAACATATTTTGCAGACAAATCTAGAGGAGTCGTTTTAAGGCTATCTATGGACGGTTTAACTCCTATTTCAATGGCAAATACTGTTTCTTATTTTAGAGACAAATTAAAGGCTCATACGGGCTCTATAATTGGTTCTTATGATATTCATACATCTCAATATATATTATCTTTCGAAGATGACGAAAGTGTAGCTTATTCAGGAGTATCTAAAGGATGGACCAGTAGGTTGAGTTTTATCCCAGAGCAAGGATGTTATCTAAACGGTAAATATTACACATTTAAAGGAGGAAGTTTATGGTTACACCATGAAGGATCAATCGCGAATTTTTACGGAGTGCAATATATATCTTCTGTTAAATTAATACATAACGCAAACCCATCGTCAGTTAAAACATTCAAAACATTAAACTATGAAGGTACCAGCGGTTGGTATTCACCTTCTATATCTACAAATCTAGACACTGGAAAAGTAGATGAGTTTGTAAACAAAGAAGATAAGTTCTACAATTATATAAAAGGTGGTTCGGAAGTATTAGATACTAGTAACTTCAATACTCAAGGTATTGGTGTTATCTCTAGTATTTCAGGATCAGGTACCTTAGAAATTACATTTGATAACGATTTAAATGTTTCATTACAAGCAAACCTTGATGAAGCAAATTCTCATATAGGTGGTGATACTATATATTTTATAGATAACAACGATGATATACAAAGCTTAGGTAAATGTAAAGGTATTTCAGGCAAAACAATAACTGTTACGGTTCCATCAGGAGATCCTGAACCTTCTGTAGGTCAATATGTTTTATTTTCAAAATCTAAGGTAGTAAACACAGGAGGATTAAAGGGTTATTATATGGAAGTTGACATGCAAACTGTGGATAATTCTAAATACAGAGAATTGTTTTCAGTTGGTACAGAAGCCTTTATAAGTAGCTAATAACATGTAATAATAATAATAGATAACAACTAAAAAAAACTAGTAATAATATGGCAATAACTGCATTAGGAGCTAAAGCGTTATCAAGTGCTGTTGGAGGATTACTTGGATCATTAGGCGGAATTTTCGGAGGTGGTGCAAGAAGAAGAGAACAGCGAGCTGCTCAGAAAGAATTTGAACAAAATATGACCAGATATGAAACTCTGGATTTAAGTAATACATTTGAAGGTTTAGAAAATTTTGCTGAGGATTTAAGAGTAAGTACACAAGCAGCTGATTTCCAAGCACAACAGTCTCAACAAGGAATGGCAAATACATTAGATGCCTTAAGAAGTGTTGGTGGCGGAACTGGTATTGCAGCTTTAGCTCAGTCTTTAGCTCAACAACAAGGTAAGTCAATGCAGGGAATTGCGGCTAATATTGATGCTCAAGAACGCCAGAACGAAATGATGCAGAAACAGGAAGCAGCGAGAAATCAACAGTTA